CCGTAGGTGCCGCCATAACGAATCAGGTCTTTAAACTGTGGTGCAGAATCCCAGTTTTCAAAAAACTTCTTCTGACCTTCGGCAGCCCAGTCACGGACGAAGGTGAGAAAACCCGGAACCTTTCTGCCGTAAGTTCTGCTTTCTGGTGCTGTGAAAACTACGCCGCTATCAGTGTCTTCATACTTTCTTAGTCGAAGCCTCTGGACTGCCCTTAAACCTTCGACTCGGCGCTCGTTGTCTGCAAATATCTCTTCATCGTCAAAATTCTCAATATTTAAGTGGGGGGCATTACCCTTCGTAAAATTCCTTCGGCGGGATTCGGCGTCGTCGCCGCTGAGGAAGTAGTCTAGGTCCTTAGTCGCGACAAGGTAGGCAATCGGACCATGACCTTTCGCTTCTGCGACTGCACATTGAAAATAGCCGCTGCCCTCGCTGTGACAAGAGTTAATATTTGCCATGTCGCTCATGCGAAGCACATCAACCGGGTGTCGCGATATAATGACCGACATGTCACCAGTGGGCTCTGAGCCGTATCCCGCATCGCGGAAGGCTTTAGCAACCCGCCTCCAGTTTTGTTCCTTCGTATAAAAAGTTTGCTTCTTCTGCCACCACTCCTTTAGGCGGGGTTCAATATCTTTTGACTTGTTAATCGCCTTGGACATCGATGTTTTTTCTACCTTTTCAGTTGTCTGTCCAGCCTTCGGTCCTTTGGGGATTACTTTAGTTGTCCTTCGTTCCAAATTCAGTCTTGCAACCTCTTCCTCCACCTCGTATTCCTCACCAGTATCCAATTGCCGCTTCTTCTGCTTGACCTTTTCAATGGCAAAGTCTTCACCAGATGGACCGCCCATGGCTTGTGATATTACCTCTACATCGGTCTGTTCCTTGTGCGGTCTCCACCCTTCGTGATGAAGCTGGTAGATAATATCTGCGAGATTCTTGTCGTCACTCGACTCCATCTCCATGGCAACGCGCATGGCACCGTCGAAAAGATCATCAAAATCATAATCCGTGATTTCTTTATCCGCCATCCAATCATAAATGTTGTCAGCGGCTTGTTGCGAAATCTCGTTTAGAATTTCTAGCTTTTCCTGGCGAATTGCTTCTTTTTTAGTTTTCTTTTGAAATTGCTGCCACTTGGACATAAAATCGGTCATATAAACACCTCGGCACAGCTTACCATACTAAATAGGTTTATATAAATGAAAAGGGCACCCGAAGATGCCCTTTTGTTGAGTGAGGAAGAAGTTAGTGTTACTTAACTTCAACACGGTGAGAAACCGGAGTTTCTGGCTTAACCTTTGGCACGGTAATCGAAAGAATACCCTGATTATACTCAGCAGTAATATTCTTAGCATTAGTATTCTGAGGCAAAGACCAGGAACGACTAAAAGAGCGATATGAGGCAAAGCTCTTACCGAGGTTGTCCACGGCGGCGTCGTTCTCCTTGGCTTCATAAGATACCGTCATGTTGTCGTCGCTAATATCAACAACAATATCATCCTTACTCAAGCCAGGAATAACAATATCAACACGATAGTCATTGTCGTTAGTTGTGACATTGGTCCTCACGCCGGTCTGTGCACGAGGTGCGTTAAAGGCATCGTTAAAAAGTGCATTAACAATTGGGGCGAATCCCCAGTCGTCATCAAAAAAGCTATCAAGCCTGCTTCGGGCTGGAACAGTGTTCCGTCTAACAATTGGATACATATTTTCTCCTTGCTTATGTCCAGATCTGAGCACAACTATTGTGCCCAGTGTATATTATAATCACTGCTTGCATCGCTGTCAAGCGCTTTTTTTAAAAAACCAAACTTTAATTGTAAGTTGTTGATATTGTTGCGTGAGTGTCCAAAATGTGAGCCAAAACTCACGCCTTTTTCCTGGGTCTCCCGAGCTTCGGGGCGCCGATATGGGAGACGGTTTGACCCTCACCCCAAAGGCGTGAGTTTTTTCGTTTATCTGTCACCAAGGACACCTCGATAACCGGCTTTTCTTCCTTAATTCTGAACTTAAAGCTGCGCGGTGATGCGTCTAAATTTCCGTACAGAGGATTCTTCAATCTACGCTGGTATTTCTTCCGTAGCGGGGGCTTGTTTAAGTGCCTAATACACGCCTCCACAATTTCTTCCTCTAGAAATCCTGCCTCAAGGTACACCCGATAGTTAACATCAATGTATCCGCCAATGACCCACTTTTTTCTGCCAAAATCTTTAACGTCCCAAGCCTGAGAGGCAAAGTAACGACCGTCTTTAAGCTCAGAATCTGGATTTTTTAGGACGGAAAATTCTGGCAACTTGAGCATTTGGCATTCAATTTCAAGTGGCACCTTTTCCTCATCCATGCAGCAACCTCTTATCTGATTTTGTAATCTTTTCTTCAACAAGTGCCGGGTTGCCCACCACAGTGATATCAAACCCCACCTGTCCGCGATCAACATAAACCTTTGTAAACTCTTGGCGCTTGTCTAACTCGGCATTAATCTTGCCCTCCATGAGCTTCTCCTTCATCTTCTCGTCCTCTCGCAGGGCGACAATATGTTTGGGGTTTAAGAAGACCTCCTTAAGGGTATAGTTACCCGTAGATTTACCATCAATGTTTGTGTGTGCGAAGGTCGACCTACACACCTCTACTAGCTTCACCACCATTATTTTCTCCAATCAGTTGGTATACGTCCTTGTTAGAAACGTACCACTGTTCTCCATTGTACAATACCTCACACCAATTGTCAAGACTTTCTTTTGGGCTTGGATTGGTTAATAGAAGCGTCCGGGGTTTTATCATTTTGTGAAATTTTTTGCAGGTTGCATCATCAGAAAGCTGATACAGTATGACCTCAGAGGGGATATAAACCAAGTCCCCCCTGCTAAAGCTAGCACTATTCATTTTTTGCCGCCTTTTTCTTGCGAGCTTTGCGCTTCTTTGGCGTAGGCTTTGGTACAGGGGTTGGTTCTGGAATCACCTGCGGATCGGGTGCCGACTGCATCGGCTCGCCCGCTGCTAAGCGGCGTTGAGCGTCTTCATATGAAGAAATTATTACTGATATATCGTCCAGCCTCAAATCGACCCTGGCTAGTACAACTCTTGCATTGTGTAGCCCGTCCAGTACATCTTCCGAGCTATATCCATTCCCTCTCATTGCCAAAGAAATATTATGTAAAGTAGCTGCAAGATCTCTAATCCTCTCGCCAGCCCGAGATGTCAAACTGGCACTTTCTTCTAGTACCTCGTCTAATTGACACCCGTATCCAATATTAACACGCATGTATCCTCCTATCTAATAATAACATATATGTTGTTTTGTGTCAAACAATTGTGCGCCAAAGGGTCGTCAAAAAAAGACCTATCAGTCCTGTGATAATTATCCAAGTCACCTTGCTTGAGGCTCTTTTCCACTCCTCAATCGCCTTAAGACGCGCATCTGTTTTTTGTTCTAAAGAGTTAATTCTTGCATATAGTCCGTCATCCGGGTTGTAGACCGCCTCTTTCACCTTGGAAAGGGCATCGACAAGCTCTTCCTGCTTCTCCAGCAAAGAATCAAGCTTGGTAGTCAGGTCCGCTAAGGTTAAAATTAATTCCGGATTAGTCTGCGGCGGCATGCCATTCCCTCCACTGGTCTATGTCTATATAGTATCACCTTTCCACAATTCCACAAGAAGTTGTAATTAAAATTGAAGAAACCGAAGCAGCATTTTGAAGGGCAGATCGTGTCACTTTCAAAGGATCAATAATTCCAGCCTCATACATGTTCACGACCTCTCCGTTGACGAAGTTATATCCAAAATTACCATCCCGATTTTCCACCAAATCCTGTATTAAATCTGGTGACTCACCGGCATTTTTAGCCATCTGGCGCAGGGGCTCGCTCGCTGCAGCCTTGACAATATCGACGCCCCTATCCTGCTGTTCGTTATCTACGCTCACTTTAAGACCACCAACCGCCCGAAGCAGTGCCACCCCGCCGCCGGGGAGCATGCCTTCCTGCTGGGCAGACCTGACTGCTTCTAGTGCATCCTCAATCCTATGTCTTTTCTCAATTACTTCTACTTCCGTGGCGCCGCCAACGCGAACAATGGCTATGGCGCTAGCCAATCTGGTTATTCTTTCCTGAATCCTGTGGCAGTCGCTTATATCTTCCGTCTGCTCCAGTTCTGCCTTAATCGCTTCGATTCTTTCCTCAATCGCCTCGTGATCGCCTCGACCGCCAACAATTGTTGTGACATATTTCTCCACCTCTATTGTCTTTGCTCTTCCAAAATTTTCCAACTTGATAGCCTCTAGACTGGCTGTGGAGTTTCTGGTAATATATGCCGCCCCAACTGAAGCAGCCAGATCCTGAAGTATTTTTCTTCGCTCTTCTCCATATCTCGGGGGCTTTACTGCCGCAACCTTAAGTGTCCCGCGAACCGTATTCATGATGAGCGCAGCTAGCGCCTGTCCAGATACCTCATCTGCCACCACAATAAGTGGCTTGCCTTCTCGTGCCACTAGCTCTAGAGCCGGAAGTAGTTGATCAACAGACTCAACCTTATGGTCAGTTACCAAAATAAGAGGGTCACTATACTTGACAACCCCTCGTCGCTCGTCTGTAATAAAAGCAGACGCGACATATCCAGAGTCGAACCTGAATCCCTCGACCAACTCCAAGCTCGTGTCTAGTGACCGAGCCTCCTCAACCGTTATCGCGCCATCCTTTCCAACCTGATCTACTGCAGTCGCTATCAGCTTTCCGATACTCGTATCTCCGTTCGCAGAGACAGTCGCTATGTGCTCAATGTCTTCTATGGAGGTCACCTGACTTGACATTTCTTTTAGGTTTTCCACAACAACATGCACGGCTTTATCGATACCACGCTTCAGTTCTATGGGCGATGCCCCGGCAGCGAGGTGCCCCTGTGCCTGTGTAAGAATCGATCTGGCTAGGACTGTTGCAGTCGTCGTGCCGTCACCAGCGTCCGAGTTGGTCTGGGACGATGCCTGCTTGACGATCTGGGCTCCCACATTCTCAATCGGATCGTCAAGCTCTACAAACTCTGCGACAGTGACACCATCCTTGGTTACAATCGGGGTACCGCCCTTTGTTTGTAGGATGACGTTTCTGCCTCGGGGTCCAAGAGTTGCCGCAACATTATCAGCCAATGTGTCCACGCCGTGTAAAATTTTTCGACTCAAGTCCGAGCCGCTACTATATTCTTTGGTCATTACTTTCCTCTGCTCCTTGGGTATGGTAAATTATATAACTTTGGATTCAATTGTTTAAACAAGTTGTGCAACTCTTTTGTCTCGCGCTTGCTCCTTCCAAGTATATAACAATACTTGTGCTTAGGGGGCACAACTCTTGAGCGACAACTCTCCCTGTACTTCTTTTCTTCCGCCTTAATCTTTGTTTTTATCTCTGCTGGGATTATCTCCCAGTTCGGAGAATACTTCTTCATCCACTTGTCCCATTGTACCTTGCTTATCCCAATATTTTCAGCATATTTTCTGTACTTTGACTTCTTTCTGAAGTCTCGATCACTGAACCAGCCAGCCTTCTCGTTGCTTGGGTCAAAGTATTGTTTGGATGTCCCTGAAGTCTGTCCCAGATAAATAAAGTTGCACGCCTGATAGATTGTACCAAGCTCTCTTGCCTCGGGATCACTATATGCCGTGAACATCCTGTAGCCCGTGTTGCGAACCATCCACTTGATTGAATTCATAATCAGCCAGGAGCCGAGATTCTTCGGAGCCCAGCTAATGCTGGCTCCTCGGGAGATAAGTTTCTCCAGGCTCTTGTTCTCCTTGCCAAGGATGTGACTGAACGCATTTGGTGTTGCCATAACCACCACTCCAGATAGTGTCTGAGAGGCTCTGTGACGCGCTGTAAAGCGTTCTGTTGGTCTGTTCGGCAACTTGCCCAGCCACTCGTGCCGTTGTATAAAATGCTTGATTTCCTGGCACTGCTCCTTATCGGATTTGTCCACGTAGGCAAAGTCAAAATCTGATGTGCGAAGCTGGCTGGCAGCCTCTTCTGTAAGGTTTGCTTCTTCCAAATCTTCAGCAAGATTCTGCAGTCGTACTTCGTACTGCCAGCAGTGAGACTTGTCAAAGCCCTTAAAGCGCTCGTGGATATTCATCAACTTACAGTATAATACTAGTAGGGGGAGAAGTCAAGCGTTATTTAACAACGCTGACTGTCCAAGAGACACCAAGCTCTTCATTTTCGTACATCCTCTGACCAACCTTATACTTGCCACGATTAGTCTTGGAGTAGGTCGTGCGAACTTTAGTTATTGGTCGGAGCCTAAACTTAATATTGATGGCGGGATCGGTCTTATAATGCTGTACCACATCCTCAACTGTCTGGGTTTTTGACAAGTGCTCAGACAGCACAGCCGGGTCCGTGATGCCAGCGGGCACATCAGACACCAACACACCGTCTGCCGGGTGCAAGTTTTCTTCGCCACCACCGACAACTAGCCGCAAAAAGTTTTCATATTTATCGCCAAGAATATCAGAAAGCTTAGCGTAATAGTTTGCAATCTTGAAATTATTTCTGAACCGATTGTTGTGTCCAAAAGCTGGTGTCTGGGACAAAGTCTCCATGACATCCGCTCCCACGGGGCTGGGGAATTCATAGGCAGGGTCAATTTGTTGCATTAGTTCAATAAAGCTGAGTCTCTCTTTGTCGATCACCGGCTTCTGTTGACCGGTGAGCATAGCTAGGGCGTCCCTCATTTCCTCGACTACGATGCCTGATTCTTCTTCGGTCATGCCAACCTGTTGCAGTCGCAGCATCATCTTCTTTGCATCCATCCAGTTTTCCAGGAAAGCAAAGTTTTCTTTCTTCATGCTTAAGCCAATCTCTTCGCCGCTTTCGGTTACAAGAACTATGTCAGCTTTCGGTTCCGGGTTCCCGCCGCCCAACTGCCTAGCCCCTTTGATAACGTGATTGCCCAAATTGCCCAAGTTTAGCTCTTGTGGTCCAGTACTCACAACATTGTTGACGGCGTCAACAAGATTTCTCTCACTGGTTTGTCCGCTTACATGAACAGTCAACGCCTCCTCGACCATTTCAAGGAAGGATTCAGGATTTAAGTTTTTTTTTTCTTCTAGGGCGCGTGGATCTTCGGAGATTTCTTCTTCTAGGGAACCCTTAACAACCTCTGTATCCTTCACCGCCTGCTGCCCGTGTTGGATAGCGGTCTTACGCTGGCGAGAAGCGAAGTACTCACCAATGTTCGTCGTTAAGTTCTGCACCCCTTCCAGCAGGTTCATCACCCTGCCCTCAAGGATCTTGGCATAAATCTCAGCTATGGTATTAAACTTCTCCTCGGTGAAATCTAAAGTGCCGTGCCCCTGCAAGCTAACTGCCCCGCCTAGATTCTGAATCATCGTAAAGGAAACTTCCCACTGCGAAGGGTCCTCGCCCTTGCCTTCTGCGATCATCCTCTCTTCTTCCATCAGCAGCTTCTCGCGCTGGTGGAAAGTCAGCGACTCAGCAACCGGCGGGCTGTCCACCGCTTCGGGCGGGGGAAGCTCTCTATGCAACATACCCCTCTTGGTGTATCCCGGCGCAGCGGTTAGAAGGGCTGCGATCTGTTCCATGTTGTTGGCTTTGATTGCAGCATTTAGTGCTTCAATGGACACATCACCAAGCAACATTTTAGTCTTTCTTGAGCCCCCTGCAAGGAAAGCCGTCAAATTTTCACGAGTAATGTCAAACTCCCAAATCTCAAGTGCGCCGACAGAACCCTTGTCTCCCGCAGCCTTGTCACCGCCTTCATAAGTCTTGTATGCAACAAGGTACTTAATCATCGGCTCGCCTCGCACAAACAAAAAGTCGACAAGGTTGGTGAAGCTGCCCTTAACCCCCGTGCTCTTTCCAAGTAACTTGAGGCTAACAGGTATGTTCTTGCCCCCAAACTGACTAAAGGCTACAAAATCCTCAATCGGCAGAGTGCCCTTAATGCGACCAGCTTCCTGATGACCCCCTGTGAGCGCAGCCATGAACGCTTCGAAAACAAAACCTGCTGAGGCTTCATTAAAATGGTTCATTGCAGCCTTAAGGCTCTCGATGATGATCATGGTGTTGATAATCACGCGTGGACTAGTCTTGCGCTTGGCTTTCTCTGGGTTTAAAAAGTCGTTAAGGTATTGAATTCTCGCAGCAATTGATGTTCCACCGCGAACAACCTTAAAAATATTATTAATCTGCTGACGATCCATAGTCTCCGGATCGCCCCACGCCTCGGAGGGACCATACTTGGGCAAAGACAGGACAAACTTCTTGCCCTTGGACAGTTCTTCTTTCGCCTCTTCAGTTATAACTGGTCTGTCGGTATCAAGTGCATCCTCAACCATGTCCAAGAATTCATCAAGATTAAACTTTGGCGTTCGAGGAGAAAAGTATTGTTCTGCTAGCGATTTAATATCTTCGCTCATGTTTTAATTAGTCCTTCGACTCTCTAATATCATCAAGAATTTCAACCAGATCAACCCCGGCACAATCAATCTTGCCCCTAGTCAGGTGATAGTGGTGGACGACACCAGCGAAATCGGCACGAACAGACGGTGCATGCACTGTAGTTACCATTTCCCCGTCTTCATCAACTGGGCATTCCAGCGGGATGTCATGTGCCTTGTTGAGAGCCTTGGTCAGCGCTTTCAGCGCTTCAATCTGAACTGGATAAAATCCGAGATGAGTTCCAAGCGTGCCTCCATGGACCTTAGCACCTTCCACCAGAGGACGACTTCCGAAGCCACGGCGCTCATAATACTTCTGATACTTCGTGTAATACGCATTGCTTATCTCCACTCCAACTGCAACGTTGTTAACGCGTCGGCTACTAGCATGCCATCCTATGTGCTGCGTGTCAAGCAGTTGGTATATTGTCCCATCGTTATCAATACAGAAGTGAATCGATATCCCCCGCTTCTTGAGAACCTGCTCACAGGTCTTGGAGTCCAGGCACACATCCCAGTGTACAACAAAGATGGATGGATCGCGTGGACCTCGATGCTTTCTGTAGTTACCCTCCTTGGTGGTCAGACCATCCGATTCTGTCCACACCACAACCTTGTCCCACTCAACTGCCACAGGCTTGCCATTGCAGACAATATAACTTTCATCCTCGAAGTTTTCAAAAACTCTGTGTGCAAGTAATCTTCTGTGAGTCATTGGTCCAACAAGACCATCCGGCGTCAGATCGTACTCTTTCTGGAACTCTTTAACTGCTTCTGTCAAGTCATCCTCAAACCCCTCGACACCAAACCACTCAGGTTCCCAGCCAAGCTTCTTTGCGCTGGCTTCATTGTAAAAATTCTTATCCATTACCTTTCTCCTCTTTGCCTGTAATACTCGGTCAATATTTCCATTGCCTCATCCCACGTACTGAACCTGATTATTGTTCTGAATGGTGGTGGGCATGTGTCAATAAACTTTTGTATAACAGACTTCTTCCAATTTTCCAACGCTTTATTGTCGGCTTCCTTTATCGTCCTTATGGTTGATCTGGAGGCGCCTTCATCCTCAAGCGTTTTATACTTCAGTTGCTTGATAAAAGCAACATCCTCCACTACGCCGCCCAACAGCGTTAACGTGTGAAGGTGCAGGAGTTGAACCAAGCGTACCAAGTGCACGTATTCAAAAAAACGAGCAGCAAATCTATAAATTATTATTGTAGAAAAAATCCAAAATAGCTCATACAAGCCATTTGTTTGCAAAAACTCTACCACTCGGTTCCCCTAAAAAGAAAGCCACGATACTATTACCGTGGCTTTCATTATACCCTTTGTGGGGTTTATTGTTAATTCTAAAGTCTTACTCTTCTTTCTTCGCCTTCTTGCTAGCGCGGATTAGCCGTGCAGCAACTCGCTTAGCAACTTCATTAATGAGTGCCTCGTCGTCGACAACTTCTGGCAACTCTTCACCCTCTTCCATGTACGCCCTATTTCCCGGGGGAAGCTCTTCCTCGCCTTCTAGACCGGGCTCTTCCTCACCTTCTAGACCGGGCTCTTCCTCACCTTCTAGACCGGGCTCTTCGGGCGGAAGACCAAGCTCCTCTTCGCCCCCTAGACCACCAAGGTCCCCAAGGTCGCCCTCGTCGGCGCCCGCTGCCGCTGCAGCGCCCTCAACGTCAACGTCAACACCAAGCTGCGCAGCAGAATCCTTGAGACCGACAATTACGTCCTCAACGAACTGGTTGAGTTCCTCCTCGCCAATACCACCCTCTGGCGGTGCTGGCGGAAGCTCCTCTCCTGCTAGCTCCTCATCTCCCAGAGGTACCTCCTCAACGGGACCTTCTGGTTCCTCGGGCGGAAGCTCCTCTCCCTCCGGGGGGAGGTCTCCCTCTTCGTCTTCAAGACCGGGCTCGCCAAACTCGTAGAGGTCGGTTACAAACCCCTGTGATAGTTTATCAATTTCAGCCAGCTTCATGAACCGGCGAACGGTTGATTCATTCAGTAGCGGCTTCTTCTCGTCTTTAGCCATGATTCATCTCCTTAGAATTACAATATACCTTAAAAAGGTTTTCATAAATAAATAGTCATCATATCCGTAAAAAGCTTTTAATTTGTGCACTTAATTACCCCTTAAGCTCAGCTGCTGCAGCTCTTTTTTTAAGCTTGCTCAGTATTTCAGTCTCAATCTGCTTAACTCTTACGAAACTTATGCCCAAGCGATCTGCAACTTGTCGCAAAGTCATGGGTCCATTTTTGTTAACAGCGACGAGGGTGCAGTTCAAGTCCTCCGAGTAGTCTAGCCATAGTCGGCAATCCTTCTGCACACACTCTTCTCCTTCTATCATGCATTCTCTAGCGCATTTTCTCATAAATCTGGGTGCTCCTTTTCTAATAAGTCAAATATATTCTCAATTTCTTCCTGCTCTAAACCAAACTTCTTCATCAAATCCTCTCCCTCTTCCTGCAATTTCAGAGACTTAGTTCTCTTCTCCTTACTGTGGATGTTTTTACCCTCTTGGATACCGGCAATAAAGTTCATTATATTTTTGTCTTTCTCAAGGTATCCCGTAATTAAAGAGCGAAAAAAATCGGCTTGTGTTAGCCCATCATAGTGAAGCCTCAACTTCAGATCAGCATGCCTTTTATCGGTATCTTTAAATAGGATTCTTTTTTCTCGCGGCATTTATTTTCTCAAAATATGTGTACTGCTCTCACTGGCTCCAGCAGAAGTCTGCTTTACAAACCTCGCCTTAGCCTGAAGCTGTGTTAGAGTCCTGGCTCCGGAGTATGAAAATCCGCTGCGGATGCCCCTACTGAGGTCTTCAAGAACATCCTCTACGGGACCCTTACAGCGAACCGTCGTCGCGACCCCCTCTAGGGACGATGCTCTGCCCCTCCACTCTACCTGGGCGTCCTTGCTAGCCATGCCTCGATAAGATTTAAACTTTCCCCGGCGGGTATTAATTACGTCTCCAGGAGTTTCATCAGTACCTGCAAGCAAAGACCCAAGCATAACGAAGTCAGCACCAGCTGCCAAAGCCTTGACAATATCGCCAGCGTTCCGTATTCCTCCGTCAGCAATGATGGGCGCTCCCCTTTCTGATTTAGCACAATCAATAATTGTTTGAAGCCCCGGAACACCATGGCCAGTCTGAACCCTAGTTGAACAAATAGAACCGCCGCCAATATTGCAGCGCACACTATCGGCTCCCCAATCGACCAAGTCATTATAACCCTCCAATGTTGCAACGTTGCCCGCTATGATGTGAACAGCGTCTGCGAAAACCTCCCGCAATTCGCTAAGTGCTTCCTTCATTAATATGTGATGCCCATGGGCTACGTCCACACATAGGATTCGCACGCCCGCATCATAAAGGGCTGTCGCTCTATCTAAATAGTCTCCAGAAGTTCCTATCGCTGCAGCGGCATTGCAGCCTGCCTTTATTATAATGCCATCAAGAATGCTGACCTGTTCTTCTATCGTGTTATAGCGATGCACAACCGCTAACCCACCGGACTGCCACATAGCCACGCCCATTCCTTCTTCGCTAATTGTATCCATTGGACTGGAGATAATAGGCAGAGATAGCTTGGTCGTCGGACCGTTACCCCTTAAGACCGATGCGATGCTTACTTCGCGACGGCTCTTGATGTCTGAGTATTGCGGTACTAACAGTACATCATCATAAGTTAACGTCTCCCTGACTGGATCGTCGTGGTCATGACCGTAATGGTACGCCACACCGCTACTGGGGCTGAACTTCATTTCTTTTAAACCTTTCCTGCATCTCGGCTAGCGTATCCTTCGCAGACTGCCAGCACTCTGGGCACCAGAGATTAACCTTGTCTTGTTCTTTTCTGACCACCACCGTCCACGACATGACCATGTCCTTGTCTTTCTTATCAAAGTCCTTGCTACACGACATGCACGCACCGGGAAGCTTATCGAACATATTAAGCTTCTGCGCCATCTCCTTTTGCGCTCGCTTCTTGGCTTTGTTGTGCTTTCTGAGCTTTGGTCTGCTCATTCTCTCTCCATCGGGTATACGGTTGGGCTCAAAATCACCGGACCTTTGTACAGGGTGTCGGAATGAAACACTGCAACGGCAGAGGGGAACGGGGCTGCATTGGTAGAGTTGCCAAACTTTAGACGACCACGAACAAAGTGCACCTCTTTCGCCTTCATGACGTATCTGTGCCACCACTTCGTATCAGTCCGAGAGGGAATAAGCATAACGACAATCGTGTTGTGTTTCTTAGATTCCTCATACCCCTTCCTAATCCAGTCGCCAATATCTCTACCGTAAGGCGGGTTTACAAAAACCGTGTGCCCTCCCCAGTCCTGAATCAGACCGTCATCTTCTTCTGTATAATATTTTTTACACTTGGCGCTTGAAGGCGTAGCACACGGGTCCAGGGTGAACTGAAACTGTTTATCAAGCTTGTCAAAGAAAGCTTGCGGCGTGTCCCACTCGCCGGTCTTTGAGCTAAAGCCCACTGCGCCGCTGTCTTTACTCCACAACTTCGCGCCTCTCGCGCTAACAACTTCAGCCTTCATCTGTGCTCCCCAAAGCTCCGTCACCACGGTGACTCATCGTAATTGGATACCAGTCATACAGGTCTCCAGACTGCGTCTCTATTGCCCTAAACGGGACCACCGGAACAAGTACGACCTGTGCGATCTTTGCATTACGTTCAATGTGCTGCACCTCTTTTCCAACGTTGTGCAAGTTAATAAAAACTTCTCCGTCGTAACCGCTATCAATCACACATGCTCCGACAATCAAGCCCTGCTTGGCAGCAACGCTTGAGCGATTCTTCACCTCAAGCATGAATCCGTGAGGCACCCCGAACCTTAGCCCGGTAGGCAGTATCACACTCTCTCCCGGGTTGACCTTCATCACCCTTACAGCAACATCTTCGGGGCTGTAAAACACATCCAACCCCGCATCGCTCGGATTTGCCCTGACCGGTGGCTTAGCCGATTCTCTAACTCTCGTATATTCTAGTAACATTATTTTCTCCTATTCAAAGTCTATGTTGACGTTAACCGTAACGTTAAATTTTGGTACACGTATCTGGTTAGCTAAGTTGTGAAATTTTGCCTCTTCGGCATCTAAAAACCAGTCCGCGTGGCTCTTCTCGTGAATCAGGTCCAAGAAATGTTCATCCCTCTTTCCACAATTGCGTGCCATCATTCGGTATACCTTCTGGTTTAACCTGTCTGCCTCGGCGCTATCCGCTTTTATCTCTTCGACCTTGCCCCAGACAGAAGTTGAAACATCATGAATCATTAGGGTGGCATCCGGGTCCATAAACCTCATACCTTCAGTTCCAAAAGAATACAGTATAGCCCCGCAGGACATGGCTTTGCCCTCAACAATGGTGGCTACTGGCAGTTCAGCGTGTCTGATCGAGGAAATCATGCTCATCAGGCTGTAAACCTGCCCTCCATAAGAATCAACGATCACCGGAATGACAGACTGACCAGTATTGTGAGCCGCATTCATCTGGTTTTCAAACTCTTTCGCCGCCTTGTTGTTAAACTCGTTAACACGAACAACAACAGGTCGCTTCCTTAGCTCTGGTTCTTTTAAAAGTTTACTAAATGTGAACGTGGTCTTCATTATATTGTCTCCGGGTTATAAGAAAAGTGAACATCAATGTCAGAAAACGTGGCAGTAATGTAGTCGCGCATCTCCTCTTCAGATGTAAACTTAACTTTAATTCGATCATCGTTTCCGCAACGAAGACCCCACGTACCCAGCTGTTTAAGCACATCCATTTTGTTTATGACGATGTGGGTGACCCCGTTAATGTTTGCTGCCCTCTTAAGCAGGTTAACATCTGTCCAATTGCATTGTCGCGGGCGACCTGTGGTCGCGCCGTACTCCTTGCCAACTTTCCTTATTAAGTTAAAAATGTCTTGATCTTTGGGCTGAAAATCTTTTGCGCCCACATATGTCTCATATGCCTTGGCTACACCCCAGACGTGTCTTACTGACTTCGGGGGGATTCCATTTAGAAGTGCTCCAGCAACTGTACAATGGCTAGAAGTGACGAAAGGATAGTCCCCCCAATCAATATCAAGACCGAAACCTTGAGCACCTTCCAGTAGAACTTCCACCTGATTTTCGTTATTATGGAGTTCTTCATAGATATCTATTGTATACTCGTCAAGCTCCGGAACGTCAGTGGCTCTCACGCCAGTCCTGTCGTACTTGTCCCGGTAGGCGGGTCCGTTGCCGCGACCCGTGGTCCCTATCCTAGTATCTTTTTCGTCTTCTTGCATGTGCTCATCAGTTATAATGTGAGCATTCTTGGCAATCTTAATTAGTCCTGCACAAACTATTCCACCCTGTTCTAATTCGTTAATTTCGTTGAAAAATTGTTGCAGATTTACGACGCACCCCGGACCAATAATGGACTTGACTCCGTAAAACACTCCAGCTGGAATATGGTGGGTCACAAACTTCTTTCCCTCGTGGTAAATTGTGTGCCCAGCGTTGCAGCCACCGTTGTAGCGGATGCAGTGTGTGTAGTTGCCACCCTCCAGCAAATGATGGGTGACCTTGCCCTTGCCGCAGTCTCCATACTGCAAATCAACAATTATGTCTGCAATCATCGTTTGCCCTGCCCCCTATACTTCTTCTTATAATTCTTGTTTCCACCATGTGGACCAGGGTGACTGTGCTTGGTAAACTTGCTGTTACCAATAGAAGTCTTCTTCTTTTTTGTTTCTTTTTTTCTTGCCTGATTTTTTGCCATTGTCTCTCCTTATCCTAATAGCCTAAAATTGTGCCTAATCGACCTCGTTGAGAAGCCCCATTGCTCATCATAATCCAGTCGTGCCATGTAGGGTCGGTTGACATGAACTGTGTCTCCAGATTTCACTCCCCAACACTTAATCTTTGTAACCGTACTGGTTGAGTCAATAGCCTCGACAATCAAATAGTTACTTCCGTTCTTTGTCTTTCGTTTCGTGACCTTTCTGGGAATAAACCAAGAGACCAAGAGTTCTGGATCATATTCTCCGAGCGGAGGGATATAGTTCTCTTCGAGCTTCTTTCTCACGTTGTCTGTCACGACCAGACCAATCGGGAATACGCCTGTAAGGTCAACGAGGTACTGAATCTTTTCCTCTTGTGTGAACTCTGCTTCGCCAGCGAAGAACTCGATGTTCTCACCGAACTTCTTCGTGTTCTTTGGTCGCTCTACCGCCACGGACGCCCAAAAATGTTTTAGGTTATTAAATCTATCGTCCATCAGCGTGTTGAGCGCCTGCGCACGAATTAAAGCATCGAGCGCCTTCTTGTTAAGTTTACTATAAACGATGTCCTCATTAAAGATAAAATCTTCAATTGTTTCAAAAGGACGATTACTTAGCACTTGTGCAATTGCAGCATCGCCAAGTCCCTTGATCGAAGTAAGCGGCTGAATTAAAGTTTGCCCGTCCTCGGAAATCTCCCAAACAGTGCCAGAAGTATTAATGTTCAACGGCTCAATGTCAAAGCCAAACTTCTTGGCAGTGTGGATAGCGTTCTCTTTCCTAGTTTCTGGCTCCTTGTCCAAAAACGCCGCCATCCACTCAGCCGGGTAGTTGTTCAGTAGCCACGCGCACTGGTAAGATATGACGCTGTAAGATACAGCATGAGACTTATTAAATCCATATCCACCGAAATATTCAAAATTCTGCCACAAGTCCTCTGCATTGTACTTGCTAATCCCCTTCTCAAGGCATCCATCAATAAACCTCCTGCGTATGTCGTCCTTGGCTTCGTGCCCCTTGCCCGTTCCCTTCTTGGTCAGAAGCTTTCGAAGCAAATTGCCCTCATCCAACGTGATATCCTTACCTAGTCTGTGAGCCAAAATAGCAATCTGTTCTTGGAAAATCAAGAAGCCGTATGTTTCCTCCGTTACCTCGCGAACAATGTCGTTAACGTACTTAATGTTTGCCGGATCCCTCTTTGCCTCGATAAACCTCTTGTCCACGCCAGCCCCAAGAGGACCCGGTCGATAAATACTAGTAATTGCCGCTAGCTCGGTCAAGCTCGTCGGCTTAACCCTCTTGCAAAAATCTTGAGCGCCGCCTTCCGTAAGCTGGAATACACCTGCCCACTTTCCTTTGTGGAAAATGTTTTTCCACACGCCCTGGTCATCAAAATCTATAACATCTGGATGAAGCTTCTCGCTGTAGTATTTTTTAACATCGTCAAATGTCGGCTCTGTTACCCCATGCTCCCTCTTGAGGATATGCCGAATGCAACCATCGATCATCCTCAGTGACGCCAGTCCCAGAACATCGAACTTGATGAACCCCATCGGCTCAAGGTGCCTCACGTTCTGTCCCTCTGACCAGGGAGTTTGCCTAACGCCCTTGCTGTTAATCAGGGGCATCCAGCGATCCAGATTCTCCCCAACAACGATGCCCCCTGCATGTCGCGAAGCTGAGCGGGTCTGACCGTGTAGCGCCTCAACGTGAATCTTGACATGGGGATACTTCTGAAGGAAGTTCTGCAGACTTGCGCTAAACTCCATCGTCTCTTCAAACGTCGGCACGTATACGCCAGACTTAATTCCATGCTTGGCTTTGGCTGGTCCCGTCGCCTCATATAACATCTTGCCAGTAACCTGATTCACCTCGGTAAATGGAATTCCATAAAACTTTGAAATATCCTTGATGAGGCTGCGTAGTTGAAGTGTGTTCCAGTTCGAAATTGGCACCACACTATCGTCGCCCCACTCCTCAACCAAGCCCTCCTTAAGGCTCATCGGGTCGGACACATCATAGTCAATGTCTGGATAGTCTGTAGCATCGCGGCGAAGGAATCTCTCAAACAAGAGACCCCAACGCACTGGATCAATCTGTGTGACGCCCAAGAGGTATGCCACAAGCGATCCTGCGCCCGAACCACGCCCTGGACCGGTCAGCTGCCTCTCGTTTGCCTTGTCGGCAATTGCTGCCATGGTCAAAAAGTACTTGCTAAATCCTCGCTCACTAATCACCTCAAGTTCGGTCTTGAGTCTCTCCTCGTACTCCTCAGAGAACAAGCCCAGGCGGCTCTTGCCCTGCTCGCACAAAGCGACAAGAGCGTCGTCAGCAGTGGTGCCCTCCGGGACAACAAAGTCTGGTAGCCTAACTTCATTATCAGGAATGAAAGTCTCTATCCTCTCACATGCAATCTGGTGAGTGCGCTTAATAGCATCAAGCACCAGATCGTCGTCGTATTCAACCCCAGCCCCAGCGCTGAACCTCTTGTATGACTCCCACATCTGATCGCCGTTCTTGGGGTACAACTCCATGCCCAGTTCGTCAATTGAATCCGGGAGAGTGTCTGATACATAGTCTGGCTTAAACGTTCCCATCATAAAGCCCAGGCGCTTGTAAAGCTCTCGATCCTTCCAGGCTTCCGGGCGGGGGTAGTGACTGTCGGCAGTGACTATAAGCTCGATGCCGAACTCTTCATGCATTTGAATTATGTACTTGTTCAGGTCGTGCTGCTCCGGTGCTGCGTTCCATTGTAGCTCGCCGTACCAACGATCTCCAAAAACATCCAGCATCTTGCGAGTCGTCTCTCGCATTGCCTCAAGTACCTTCTCCTCGTTAACTCCGGTGCGATTACCCTCTTCGTCGTACTCTAAGCCAGCCCAATAGTCACCGGCATACACGCCCCCAAGGCATGCAGACGCTGCAATAATGCCTTCGCCATACTCTTTGAGCATCGCATAATCAACACGCGGATAGCGATAAAAATTTTCAGATTTAAAACTGTTAGAAACCAGCTTAAACAAGTTGTTTAAGCCAGTCTGATTCTGCGCTAGAAGAATCAAGTGGCGTCGACGATTCAATATGTTTCTAATTGCCTTTTTCGATGCCGCCTCGTCTTCAATGGTAGTGCCCGACTGCGCAGACTTGGCTGATTTCTTCTCCTTTACCTTCTCATACTCCTCGCGCCATTCCGCGATTGAAGGGGTAAAGTATGCCTCAACTCCGTAGATGGGTTTAAACTCTTTGCCGTCTGCATGCATCTTCTTGGCATGTAAGACTTGATAGGCAAGACCGTTCATGTTGCCATGATCGGTTAGGGCAAGGGCATCCATGCCGTTCTCATAAGCATAATCCATATGCTCTTGCGGGTAACCAATAGCGTCGAAGACGCTTCCCGCTACGCTGTGTGCGTGTAATCCCACGAATGGAATCTTTGGTTTCTCTCTATCAGTCACTATTTTCTCCTATGGGGTTAAGTTCGTGGTAACTCAATATTAACTTTCCAGGGTGCTTAAGCTCTTGCTCTGAACCCAAAAAACTACAGTAGCTTTCCCATGAATCAATATTATGGTACCACGGAAGGTTTACTACAGTTGATTCCTCTATTTTAGCAGAAGCAAACACTGTGTCAAGTGTAAAATGTCGCGCAGACCATCTTTCTTTAAGGGGCAACACCTCCTTGTCAAGATAGGTGGAGCCGGGTGCAAATTTTCCCGTGCCGCTGCGTATAACACGCCGATATCGGATAAAGTCTTCAACACCAAAAGTAAATCCCATGTACTCTCCGTCGCGAATCGTCTTTCCGTGGTGGGAAAGAAAGAACTCTCCCCTTCTTATGTCGGCTCTGTGTGCTCTTAAAAATTCTGGATCGTATACACCATATGGAAATGCCACATAATAGTGCTTTGGGATGACCCACCGGCTTATTGTTGCATTGACTCGAAATGCTTGGAGGGCGCCGTATATCACGCTCCACGCCAAGCAATCGCGTCGGTCTCGATCCTTTGGGTGAACTGGAACATAGAATATAGGAATTTGTTTTCTCTCGTCCGAGGGGAACTTACTCATTCTTCCAATCCACACTGGGTCTTCAACCCAATCACCAATTCTGTACCTGACCAGTGGGGCAATATCATCGTTACAAATAATCCAAATCGTTTGGCACCCCGCATATGCACACTCAACTACGGCGCGTTCGACTGCGGTGTAGTTTTGTGCCACGGGCATTAAGCAGTCGTGCCACTCAAATTGAAAATTATTAGGCTGTCCAGCTACTGGTACTATCCCCGCAATATGGTTAGTCTTCTCGCTCTCCATTGATTATTTCTTTTAATCTAGATAAATATGTTTCAACTCTAGCCTGTTCTGTTTCTTCAATTATTTCTTCTGCAGTTTTTTTAATAAACTTAATTGATTCTGTGTCTTCATAGTGGTTCTGCCCGTCTCTCCTGACCTCCCGTCGGGATGGCTCAAGCTTTACGTCAACAAACTTTTGGTCACCTTTGTAGTCGAACCCATTTTTCTTCCCTTTTATACCCGAAACTTTCATCATCTCTTTAACTTTAAACCTAACATAAGTGTCAGAATATCTATAATCCTTCAAGTCTTCCTCGCTCATATTCGAAACTGCCACAAGATCCTTCCTGTCATGGTTCCCATCAACTCTATCCGACGGATAAAAATGTATATATTTAACGAAGTCTGAAGAAGACTCTATCCTGTCGTAGTCGTGCACCATTCCAGAACGTACATTGATCCAGTCATACACACTAACCCTGTCGTGAATCTTTACAGCTTCCGATAGCCCCTCTACACCTTCCGGATCAAAGATCAAGAGTTTTTTGAAGTTAATCCTAAGAACACGGGATGAACTAGAAGTAACCACAACCTGTTCCCCCTGGATCCGGATCGACTCCGTCCTGTCTGCTAAGGAACACAAGCCTCCAAGAGAGAGCATATAGACAACGTACCGCCACGCATCAAACTCTGAAAGACCGACCTCGTGTTCCCCGGTCGGCGTCTTGAGAGTAGAGGGAATGTTATTAAGCCCCACCTTGCTGAGTGCTACTTTGGGACTGAGGTATTCATGCTCAAAAGGGCTCTTGCTCCTGTTGATTATCAGCGGCACACTGCTTATATACGAGTAGGCAGCGGCGTTTAAGCCGCTGCCAATTGCCACCTCGTCCAGAGTATAAGTAACGTCTCTCAAGTGAAGGTGCCAATCACATGATTCTCCAACACTACGTGGTACGTCACGCCCTGAATCTCTATCTCTTCGATCATACTTGAGTTAACCACAACAAGCCTTATATCTCCAGTGCGGAAGATGCTAGCGCAGTCAGGAGACTGCCGCAACAACTTAGCAACGGTAAACCTTGGCAGCAGGGGTCTGTAGTCCTCTGGCAAGAGAAATGGCTTTTCCTCCTCCTCTATTGGTACCGGCTCAATTAAAAGGTGCCGGTTTCTTGGTTGGAAAAGGGACATTACTTTCCAACCGTTGACGAAACTCGCTCATAATAATCCAAGAGCTGTTCGATGTCGGTATCAGTCTTAATCAGTCGATAGGCTCTGACAGCCATGCTGATTTCTTCCTTCTCCAGCCATCCATTCTCCACGTAATTTGACTTAAGAGCCCGCTTCTGTTCCTTGTAAGGCTCCATAGCCTCTTCAATTGCAGCCAGCGACTTAATATAGTCAGTAATCCGCTTTTCCTTTTCCTGGACAATGTCGGTATCAGTCATTATTCCTCCTTTTTAAATTAAATTTCTCTCATGAGTGATATATTGTTCTTGAGTTAAAAACTCACTAGCCCTATGCTTACACCTAGTACAATAAAACTCCACAAAAACATGCCCGCCAAGTTTTGCTTCCACTCGACCGGTCGAATTCCATACGTGTCGCTTTTTTGTGCCAATGCACGTTCCCCGAGCTAAAGCCTCGGGTAACAAGTGATTAAGTTTCATGTCTCTATTATAACTAATTTCCTGGGAATGTCAACCACATTTTGAAAATCCGCACGATTTACAGGTAACGCAGCCCTCTACGTAAATCAACCCCTCAGTGTTGCACTCAGTACAGGTTTTCTCCGTAGCCTCCGTGCCATCCTTTATATAGTTCTTAAGAACCCTAGCCACACATCGTGCGAAGCTAAACATATCGCTATCGCGATCCTTCTGTAGTTGCTCGACAACGTACTGAATGTTCGCTCCGTGCCGAAGCCCCAAAGATATTACCCTGGTGAATGCAGAGTGGTTTGGATTGTCGAAAACCTTAACCAAGTCTTTAACAGCAAAGCTGTCACCATTCTTGCCAATTCTTAAATCATAAATCGAATTCATTGTCTTTCGTGGGTGCTTAACTAAGATTCCTTCTTCGTACTTCTTGGGTATCTCTATAAGGTTAGATAGCCCACCCATAACCTCGTATGGGCGACCACCAAGGAGTCCCACCAAGATTATCCATCTTTCACCCTGAATGGTGGTGTGATGAATCTTGCACGGAAGTTCAATGGGTCGCTTCGGCGCCGGGTGGTCACTAAAGTCTTCCTTCTCTTCTTTCTTCGACACAAGCACCCCAGAGCGGGAGCCCTCCACGTATACCGTGATCCCCTTGAGTCCCAACTTCCAGCCTAGCTGATAAAGTTCTCCAACCACTTCTGGCTCTGTGTTCTCGGGCAAATTAATTGTTGAACTAATTGAATGGTCAATGCTCTTTTGAATCGCAGCCTGAATCGCAACTCTTTGCTTCCAGTCAATGTCATTTGACTCAACAAAAAAATCTGGTATTTTCTCAGTGCTAAACATTTCGAGGTATTCTCGCAAGTTGTGATCGAATACTTTGTACTCCATCCACTTATCCCCAAGATCATCTACGTGGTCTGCTTCAATGTTCTGCTCATCGTGAGATAATTTTCGACGGCGGATATACCAATTTCGAAATACTGGCTCAAGACCCGAACTGGTCTGAGACATGATAGAAACTGACCCAGTGGGGGCATTCGTAAGTATAGAAATATTCCTGCGACCGTGGGTAGATATAGCCTCCTGCAGTTCCACGGGGAGTCTCTTTATGTAGGCATTATCTTTCTCCTTGTCCCAGTCGAAAACAGGGAAGGCGCCGCGCTCCTGTGCCAAATAGACACTCTCTTCGTATGCCGCATTTCTGATCGTTTCATATATCTTTTCAATAACTTCGATTGCCTCATTAGAATCGTAGCGAAGGCTAAGTCGTGCGATGGCATCTGCTAGCCCATGTGTTCCAAGCCCAGTTCTGCGACCGTTCTCACATGCCGTCTCCAGTTTATGCCACAATTCCTTTTCACTCGGAGTGTCACATGCATCTATTATAGATTTAAGTTTTTCCAGCTCCAACTCAACAAGATCATCGGACAGCCTCATCGCCACAGCGGTCATGCGCTTAAGTTCAACAAAATCAAATTCCGCATTTTTTTGAAAAGGGTTCTTGACAATATTCTTTAAATTCATCGAAATCAAGCGACAACTATCATGGGCGGATAGCGGGATTTCCCCACAAGGATTCGTCGTAAGTGTCCTGAACCCACTCTCACTATAAGCCTCGGCGGGCAAATTATTAATAATGTTGTCCCACATCAAAATCCCCGGCTCAGCAGTCTTTGTAGCAGAGTCAACGATCAGCCCCCACAATGATTCGGCGTCAACCTCTCTTGTAAAAGTCGGCTCTTCAGCGTTGACCGGAAACTGTAGAGTAAACATCTCTTTGCTTTCAACAGCCCTCATGAAGTCATCGCTTATTTTTACCGAAACATTCGCGCCGGTAACCTTCGTAAGGTCCTGTTTCATTGTAACAAACTTCTCGATATCCGGGTGTCGAACGTCAATTGAGATCATCAACGCACCGCGACGACCATTCTGACCGATCATGCGACAAACAAAAGAATAGAAATCGGCAAAGGACCACGCACCAGTAGTAGTTCTGGCAGAATTGTTTACTGGTGCGTTTTCTGGTCGCAAATTAGATATGTCAACGCCAACACCGCAACGACGCTTAAATAGGTTAGCAAGATGCTTTCCTGCGTCCATGATAGAAGAGATATTATCGTCGGGTGACTCAACCACCACACAATTTGATAAGGATACGTTAACATGATTATTTCCTATTCCCATCATCGGGGAACCTTGAGGGACAATATATTTAAAGCCCTTTAGGCACTCATAAATGTCATCTTCTGACAGTTCATTTTTGCTATTATACTGACTCTCTACTCTGGCAAACTCTTTTGCCAATCGTCGGTGCATGTCGTCGGGAGTACGTTCCAAAAAAGCCCCAGTCTGATCTCTCAGGCAATACTTCGTGATAAAGACATTTGTTGCCAACTCATCACCATTAAAATATTTTAGAGTCTCTTCTCGGACTTCTTCCTCGCTGTACATGGCTACCTCCCGCTTTTTTCCTTTTTATAATCTCTGTACTTTTTGCGCATTGACTCGGCTTGTTCCTTAATTGAATTAGCCATAACCTCAGATGGAGTCTCGCCGGTATGCTCTAAAACCTCAATTGAAACATTGCTGGTGTCCATAAATATTGGATAAACAAGACCATCTGGACCGTTTCTGTTCTTTGCTATAAAAACCCTGCCTGTATTGGCACTCTTGTCCTCGACGGTTCTAGAAACTGAGAATATGAAGTCTGCGACGAAGCACTTGTTAAAAGCCTCCGATATAGACTCCATTGTGACCACCTCTGCGTTTAAGCCGGAACGATTTGTCTGAGAAGCTGTCCACAGTGGGCAATTTTGTTCCTGGGCGATAGCTCGGAGGTCTTCGTAGATCGACTCTAGATCGTGCCTCTTCTCTTTGGTTGCCGACACGGGCTTAAGAAGATCGCCATAGTCAACAATAACCATGTCGATGTCGTGACCGCGTTGCCTAAGCTTTTCTAGGTGTGATTTGATTGTTCTAGTGGATGCAGACTTAGTTGGGTATTCTTTTACTATAAGTGCTCCCTTAAGCTCCTTGACAGATTCATATATTTGCTCCTTCATGTGCACCAAATCGCCCAGGTCGATACCAGTGAGGCAACTATCATAGCGTGAGGCAATACACGTATCTGACAACTCTAGAGTGTAGTGGACCACGGTCTTTCCCAACTTCAAAGCCTCTGCCCCCAGATGGGTGAGGACCATTGATTTCCCGGCACCAGTTGGGGCGATAACAACCCCAAGCTCGCCGCTGCCAAGCCCATTGCGACACAAAAGATCGATCTGGTCCCACCCGGTAGTGATCGGGTTTCTGGCTTTAATGTGAAATCTTTCTTCGAAGTCTTTAATGTAATCGTAACCATAGTCGCTGTCGCCGCCCAAGACGAGCGCCTCATTAATTACTTGCGCAACCTCGTCAAAGGAAGATTTTTGCAAAAGTTTAACTGATTTTATGATCGCCTCTTTCAATTTCTGCTTCTTGCAAAAATCGAGGGCAATTTCTTTTACGTATTCTGAGTCTTCAATTGGGGCTGCGCCCGAGCTAATGCGAGCAAAATAATCTCGAACTGACTTTTTTGTAGTTTCGGGCTCTGCTCCAAGCTCAGTGCGAATTATCGTGCCTACCGTGCGATAGGAGGGGTGCATTCCGTACTTATTGCGATAATTAAATATTTTTTCAATGATAACTTGAAGGTGTCTAAGTTCTAGAAAATTAACATCGAGAACCTCTTGCATCTGGTCGCAAAAGCTTCTTTCCTCTAAGATTATTTGAACCAAATTCTCTTGGAAATACTTTCCAAAACGCGAGAAGGTATCTTTTTCTTTTAGGTTCACCGGCACCCCTTATTTAGGTTAGAGAATACATTATTCGGGCGAAAATGTCAAGGACATTTTCTTGTCGTAAGCTTGATGTTTGAGATCACTCAGCTTACCGAGATAATCCGTGCGGCGCAAAACTTTAAATGCAAGATTTTCGACGGAAAAAGCGCCCCCAGTCTCTAGACCAGTTTTCCGCATCTTTCTAATTTTAGCCTTAAGCCTATCAGTGGTCTTAATAGCCTCATCATATTTTTCTTCATCAAAAAGTTCTTCGATTCTGTCAACCTCGTCCATCAAGCCTGCAGACTTAAGCTGGACGTTGTATTCATCGAAATCTTCTACATATCTGCTTGGTCTAATGAGCCAAGCGTCATTCATGACTGAGTATTGCCCAGTCGAGTGGTGAGGTTCTTGATCATCCTGAACATAAATCTCCACTTCGTACCCAAATACCTCTATCTGGTGCATCCTGTTCCAGAGAGCCCTCTTCGCATCAAAGAAGTCTTTTACCAGACTTTGATCCTCGTTTATGTCCGCAAAGTTGAGTAGAATATGTAAATCTACGTCAGAATATTCAGACCAGTTAAAATTCGCCAAGGAACCAGTGAAGATAACATCCATTATCTCCACATCTTCTAGCTCAAGTTCATAAAAGAAGTCTTCTACGATTTCCATGAGCCTCTTTTGAATTTCCGGAAGCAGCCGGTCGCCAGACCAAACCATCTGATTTAACTCGTCTTTTACTTCAAAGCTAGACAAGTCTATAGATTCGGGCGAAACGTCCTCCGTGACATGACGATGCCATGCCTCATATAGCTGCTTCATTGCCACTTTATTCTCTTGCTGCCGCTTTCATCCTCGTCATGAGTTCGTTCGCGAATTCATCGTGGGGGATGCCAATTTGCTTCAAGATCCAAAGACCAATGTCGACCTTTATAGGGGTGCTCTGGCGCTGGGTGATCACAGCTGCCTTCTGAAGTGCCACTTGCGTACTTTTAGGTGATAACAACCTTTGTATAGCTGGAAGAATATTTTCTTCTTCTTGCGGTGCTTCCTCTTGAGTCCGACCTTTTTCATCCATCACCGGGATACCGTTGGATTCCTTCAAGGACCTCACTTCCTCTTTGACAATCTCTTTCAATTTTTCTCTCGTTAGTTTCATTCTTTCTCCCTCTACGCGTTGGGGTTGCCAAGCATAATTTTTAATTCACCTTCGTGACCTTCGATAGTTCTGGTATACCAGCCGCTATATTGTCCACACTCTTCACAGTGTATCGGTCCTTCTGAACCGAGCCACTCTATTGGCTTTTTGGGACCAAGTACTTTTTGCACAACCTCTGGGTCGGTAACATACGGTACTCCATACCTCGTAATCATGATATGTGCAATTGCTTTCGACATTTCTGCATAATATCCCGGCTCATATAGCATATCAGCTGTTTTCTGAAGGTATGCAGTCTTGGCTGCTCTAGAGCCGTCATGTCCAGATCCGGTCAGTTTAACGCCGTGCGGTTTAGTCTTGCCAAAGCGTACTACATCGAGGTCCGGATCGTTGTCTAGATCGACCCCTGTCCAAACATTGTTGTCTCCCGGTACGTCTTCTGCGCTTTGAAAATCAAAATGACCGCCGATATCCGCATATGAGTTATCAATCAGCTTGAATATTTCATCTGTTAGGTCGATATTTTCTGGATCGTGCTTGAGGTCGTCGACCGGAATATCGGTCCAATCTCCCTTTGCTGCTTCATAATCTGCGAAGACCTTTTCATCCAAATGCTTGCGCCAACTTTCGAATAGCCTTTTCATATCTATAATTAGTTTTCTGTTTTGCTCTCGACCACGATTCTTTTCATTGTTGAAAATAAATCACTAAAATTAAGCTCAACGAAGCCATCCTCTAAGGTCATAGCCCTGAAGCCGGTAAGATTAAGCTCTGGTGTGAAGTTTTCTATAGCATATTTAATCTTGCCCTTGCCCTGCACAGAGATACTGGGTACGTACAGTTGCATCATCTTATAATTTTCATGAATTAGTTTTTCATTTTCTATGATGGCGTCGTGCACCTTGAGTCGATTGTCAACATTTTCACAGCGACTTAATATTTCCGTTAAAGTCCACGGGATTGCTTCCGATAAGAAAGAAAAGCGCTTAGCGACCGTAGCCAAGCCGACGCCCGGAACTCCTGGCAAATTGTCAGATACGTCTCCAACAATCGCTCTCGCTAGAGCAAAGTTTACCGGGTGTATGTTAAACTTCTCCACGATAGTGTTCGTATTCATCACCTCTTTTTGAATGGGGCGAAATACCACAGTCTCATCATCGCACAATTGGAAAAAATCCTTGTCACTGGATACGATTACCTTCTGCCAGCCATCATATTTGGGACTCTGAACCACTTGAGCTATAATATCATCCGCTTCAACCGAAGGGAGCATGAGTTGTATTACCGCGAGATTATTAAGGTATTCAAACAATCTAGTCTGTTGCCATACCTTATTTTCCATTTCCTCATTTTCAGTAAGATTTCTAATGTCCCTATTCAAGCGAATGGGCTTTCTACCCGCCTTATAGTTCTTGTTTGTAGACTTTCTCTTTCTGGAGCCGCCTTCGCCATCCCAACAAATTACAACCTCGTCTGGTCGCGTTTCGCGGCATAGTTTTTGAAGGATCTTCAAAAAGCCAACAGTGCCGCCAATTGGCTGACCATTTGTCGACAGAGTGGGATTAACAATATATGCTCTAAAATACATATTTAAAGCATCAACCACTAATAGTCTCTTAGCGTCTCCCATGTAATAATCCCAATTCTTCCCTCCTGCACGCTGTTGCATATTTCACCCCACGCCACGCAACAATGTACAAGAATTCTTCGCCAATCTTCATTGTCGACATGATAACTCCAGTCTTGCCTGTTCGGCTGGCAACCTTATCACCAATTTGTAGATTCGTCGTCGTATTCATTGTATTTCTTATTGGCTAGCCAGACCGATCCGGCAAAACAAAAAAGGTAAAAAATATAAAACGCCCCCAGGAGACCGAGAAAAAATAAAACAACGCTCATTGCCGATTAACCGCAGCAAGAATTGCATCCAATGCTGCTGGATCGTTCATTCTGTGGTCTTCCCCCGTTGATACAAGTTCTGCCCCGCTAGCATTCGTAAGAGACGTACTATCACTGAACGGGATAATATTGTCTCTCTCTGAGTGTATTACAATTGAATTTTGGGGCACCACATCGACATCGCCATACCTGCTCCAAGCAGGCGCCACCAAAACCAAGCGTGCCTGGGGGTTGACAAGGTTCATTGCCAGGGCACCCCCACGGCTCGACCCCACAATCACTTCTGGCTTATATTTGTCGACATATGCCTGTGCAATGGTCAGCGCTTCGTCAAATTCAACACCGCCGAGGCTGGGCTCAACGACATTGTGACCAGCGTCTTTAAGGGAAGTGGGCTTAGCCCCACCAACTGTGGACTCTAGTCCGTGCAAAAAAAGTACTCTCATCGTCTCTCCTGTAGATTAATTGATTCTATTTTATCATCACTGGTGGTATAAACCACCCTTTTCACCCCAACGTGGGAAAGCGCTGCCTCGCACATAGAGCAAGGCTTACTCATCCTCGCTTCCCCGCGCCTATTCACGCGTGCAACATATACCGTAGAGCCATTAGTTATTGACCGGTCTTTACCCAAAATACAGCCCAACTCAGCATGCAACGTAGCGTGCCCGCGATCTCTTTTCCGAAATCGGCTGCCGAAAGAGCAAAAGCGCTCCTCGTTGCGTGCGGTGCTGCGAACGCTGCTTCCTTTGACGAGAACAGCGCCGTGTTGAAATTTGCCACTTTCTGCATTTTTTGCTATGTCTATAGCCAAGTTTATATAACCTTGTGCTCTCTTCGATACGCCCATATAAAAGCCCCTACTCAGCTTATTATAGTTGAGTAGGGGCTTAATGTCAAGAAATAAAACGAATCAACGATGCCTTCGAATATGCCGGTAGTAGCGCGAATTTGCCCTGTGGGTTCTCACACGCGCTCGGGTTCTATGTGAGTGATAAGCGTGTGAGTGATCGCTGTAGTGGGGTCTCCAGCCCGAGGACCATGGTCCTGGCGGGTGAAAATGCCCATGCGTGCCTCTACATACCACGGTGACTGGAATGGCATTAACATAGATCACATGTAAATGGTATGGAGTCGCTCTGTGAGTGTGCGCAACGTTTTCATGCGCGTCAGCGAGTGTCGGAGAGAACAAAAATAGCGCTGCAGCAGCAGCAAAAACAGCAATTGGCTTCATGTTACTTCCTTTCATATATAATTATAACGTAGTTGAAGAATTTTGTTTAACTTCTTCTTCATCAATTTGGTAAAAATCTGAAGCTTCGCCTTCACGGTTTTTAAACTTCATAATCACCTCTTGATCCATAATGTAAAGTATTCTATTTTTAAACTTTTCATCCTGTAGATAATCAATCCAGCGAGAAGGCTGAAACTTCTGTTCCGTGCCGTCTTCAAAGTGCAGCGTGTACCATGCACCCGACTGAGTTAGATTGTCCGACGCCTTAACTGCATCAAACCAGCTTAACTCGTCTTGAATGCCAATCTCTTCTCCCCAGAGGATTTTAAAAGTGCACTGCCGACCCGCCGTACCAAAGCGACTCTTCTTGAGCGTTGCCTTGACTTCTGAGCCAATGCGAAAGCCCTTATCGTCCGTAATGAAGCTCGCCTTTGCCTTTCGACCGGTCAGCCAGATTCGAAGGGAGTATGCATAGATCATCGCCTTGCCCCCGGGGGTCATGTAAGGCTCTACAAGCGCCTCTGAGGGGCTTCTGGTGATGTTAGTCTTAAGTTGGTTGAGCACAAGGAAGGTGCTCTTAGAATTGGCTATAGGAACTGTCAGCTTGGACATGCCCTTTGCCAAAATCCTCGCCTTCACTGCCATTGAAGACAATGGGTTGAAGTCACCCTCAACGTCCGAGATCGCTGGTGTCAAGGCTAACGAATCCCAAATAAACAACATTTGATTTTCATTGGATCCCAGCAGATCCTCGATTGTCTCCAAGACAAATTCCACGGAAGCAGCCTGAATGTAAAGCATCTTTGAAATGTCGCAACCTGCTCTCTCCAAAAAAGCCGGATCAATTGCAGACTCGGAATCAAAGTAGATTACATCAATCCCCATCTTCTGAGCATTTGCCGCCACCTGTGCTGCCATATAAGATTTGCCAGAAGCTTCCAATCCGGCAATTTCAACGATTTTGCCCACAGGAATTCCCGCCAGCTGTCCGCGACATATAATCGAGTCCAGCCAGCGGGAGCCTGTTGGGATCCAATCTCTAACTTCAGTGGGATTATCTTCTTTTAAGTTGTGTGCGACCTCGATGCCAGCCTTCTTATTAATAAGCTGGCGCATTTGATCGATTGACAGTTTTCCTGCCTTTGCTTTTTTAGTTCTAGCCATGATATCCCTCGATTAAAGATTTTTGAGACACCTGATAACCCTGTGCCTCCCTGTGGGTCAAGAGTGGGAAATGTATGAGTTTATTAACCACCCGTCAACTGATTGAATGCATCGTCAACAGAAGAAGTATCATTATACTTCGTTGTTTCAGACGAACTATCTTCAGCCGCAGCGTCAGTCGTCAAATATTCATCAAGAATATTCTCAACGTCTGAGGTTGACTTCCTCTCAAACAATGTATCAAAGTCCGGAATCGAATCCAGAAGCTCACGACATTGGTCTTCGGTCATTCCTTCGCACAAAGTCGAAGAGCGTCGACGAGGCGTAAGCTTTGTCTGTGGGAAAGTCGCTCCAGGCGGCTTGCCATAGGCAAGATTTAGATCCGTACCAGCCTCAAGGTCAGTAATGTCCCCATACTCGGGATTTAGCACGAGTTGCAGAAGCGTCTCGTATGCAGTCCTCCCATACCCCCAGATTCGAACACCAGACTCCTCTTCACCACGTACCATGACGGGGCTAAAAAAGCGCTGACGCGAGAAGAGGGACTTAGCCATCTTCACACTATCTGCGGTTCCCTCTTGATAAAGCTTAAAAGCAAAATCACAAACGGGACAGTTGTCGCCAAAATTCTTCTTAGGACATAAGAATCCTGGGTTGTTACCTACGTTGTAATGAAAATAGAACTCCTTAAATGGGTCCTCATCCTCAGTAGGAACGATTCGGATGACCTGTTCGCCATCCTGCGGGCGCCAGAAAACCGAAGAACTACCTCCACCTCGGTTCTGCGCTGCAGCGAGCTTAGCTCGCATCTTCTTCAAATTAATAGCCATTATTTCCTCCTATTTATATTGGGTGGCTACCCTATAGTATGTTCAGCAAATTTCCTGAACATCTAGCTCTTATTATAATCCTTTTTCTCGGGAATGTCAAGCTGAACTTTGCTAGAATACGAAATTATATATCCGTAATTTTTATCATACTGAGTCTTGTAAACTCCATACGAAGACCTAACTGTGTTCTCTCTAACTTTTTCCTTGATTCTCCCAAAAAGCTTTCCATCTGTTTTTAGCGTCTCTTCATTGATACCGTAATAATACCTCTTTTCCCGTGATAGGTCAAGAGGAAAAAACATTTTTTCTACACCAGTGCCCGGATCAAAGACGCCAATCGTCAAAACCCTTGCTGACGGCACTGGTAATGAAAATGTGTGTGACACAGGCTCGATGTTTGTGAACACGTTGAGCATGTGAAGTGTTGAGACAACCAAATCGTTCAATTTGATGTGATAATCAACTAGGGGCACTTCTCCCAAAATCTCTTCTAAGCTCTGATTGGACACTAGGTATATTTTTTCAAAAACTCCGGATCTGGCATATTCTTGCAGAATACCAAACACAACGCGCTCTTGCTGCCTTCTCGTTTCGCTCAAAAGTCCCGAATCGGGTCTAATGTATAAAATATTAATTTTGCAGTGCCTAAGCTGGTGCAGTATCCGAAGGGCAGCGCCCGATATTGTACCGGAACCACCCAAAGCAAACAGGACGCTTCCAGACACGTCCTTAAAGAAGCCTGTCAAGTCTGGACAGTTCTTTTCGTAGCTCTCGTGGTTAGGCTGCTTCGGTAGGTTATAGCAATTCTCACCGGACAGCCCTGTGTCGATTTTATACGTTCTGTACTGGCTGTACATAGCAAATCCGTCCGCGACGTTGCACCCCGCCGCACCAAGCCCAACAACGGTATCCATTACTCCCCAACTACCTCCAAAATTATACGCCCCTCAAAGCCGCCCTTCGTCACCCTTTTAGCAATCTGCTCAGCCTTGAATCCGTGCAGCTTATAACACCTCTGAATCTGGTCTAGCACCTCATACACGTCTGCCAACTCTTCTGGGCACGGGTCTTCTATTAATTCTTCAACTTCTTCTCTTAGCTTGTCTTTAAGCCTTTCCAGATACTCCTCTTCCTCCGCTATTCGATATACGCACCTCTTTCCAGAGTTTTTGATAATCTCCGGTATCCTGTCTCTTACTAGCTTGTGGTATTCCATTTAAACTCCCTCATTTCACCAAAATTCTTGCCCATCTTTGCAGTGGCCAAAAAATCTCCAAATTTTGTCCGCGAAAAATTTTTGCAAATCGAAGATATTAGGGCCCGATCCTCTACAGAGAAATCAAGTACTAGACTATCATGAATCATGAAAGAAATGAAGCTCTTTTTGCCCCTTAATAGCCTATTGACCTCTATTGCCTGCCTTAAGAAGATATCACTAGCGGTCGACTGAACAAGATAGTTCACTGCATGGAATTCATCTGATTCAATCAATCTCCCGAAAGGATTCACGATGTGGCTTCCATTCCAGTACTTCTTTTTGATAAGCTCCCTGTTGTATGTCATGTCAGCTAGATGGTCACGAGAACTCTGGTTATAGAGCCATGCAAATATTCTTTTCTTTGCCAACTCCCGAGTGCCGATTCCCCTGTAGACGTTCTCCAAATTCCACTCATGTATATCTTGCTGTGGCTGGTCTGCACCAAGCAGTGCCAACAAGGTCCGGAGTTCGGCAGCGTTAAAATCTAGCTCAACAAAGCAGTCATTTTTGGGCTGTATAACCTTTCGGAACTCCTTCTCCATAGTGAGTATCGGAAAACTGTTCTTCTCCGTGGTCAACCGACCGGTCTTGGTCCCGAAGACGTTGTACCTGCACGAATGCTGAACCTTGTTCAGCTTCTGTGCGAACTGTCTTACTTTAAACTCTGCCATCCTGCCCTTGAGAGCCGATGTGTTTATCTCTAGACGATTTTCCTTGATCTGCTCCGTAAGCTTGATTAGTTCTATCAAAAAATCATAATTCTGCGGTCTGGCATAGTTCGCAAAAACATGCTGAGAAATTTTATTTTTTAGATTGCAAAACTCTAGAAGGAATCGCTGTGGAACGAGATCAAAAAAGCAGTTATCTTGTAAAGAGACTCTAGCCTCCTTAAACGACCTGACAAACGCCTTGAGCTTCTTGTTGATCTCAGCCCATTCTTCTCTCAGGTTTTCGGGACATACCTCCTCCAGTGATCTGCCGCCGCAGTAGAGCTTGGCATATTCAACCTCACGGTCAGCGAGGTGGGGTGCGTAGTTCCAGGTTTTACTCGCCCCGTCTGGAAGCTTGTCGAACACAAGCTCTCCATCCAAAAAGTAGCCCACGCACTCTTTTTTATCATCTAATGTTTGAAATAACACTATTCAGTTGTTTCTGGCTCTCTAAACGTATCCGGGTAGTAGTACCCTTTTGTCTTATGATTAATATAATCTACTGCGCGTCGATAGTCAAGGTGTTTATACATATTTCGTACTTTTTTTACCTCACGAGTGATAGTATACTCATCCCACTTGAGCCCCATCTCTTTAATCCTGATCCGGTAGTAAGCACCAATCCAAAATGCCATATCATAGTCTTTCTTGTACTTCTCCAGCGTGGGAACTTCACGGAGCGAGACATGTGACTTGGTTAAGCCACCCTCAACGCTTAGTGTTTTAAGGTTTGGGTTGGCACCCGCAAATGCTAGGTAATAATTGTATGTGTAAAGGATCAGCTTCACAATATCATTTACGTGGGTCAAATAAAAATAATTATCAAAAAAATTAAGCTCATCAACGCCCCTTTTCTTCAACCTTTGCAAATTCGAAGAAGAAAAGATATCAGACACTAGTCGCCATGGGGCATTTTTGTCGACCATGAAGCCATGCATACGAGCGGCTTGCCGATAAGCTTTAAAGTTTGGATCCTGGATCCATTTTGTGTATTTTTCCCTATCTGTTCCGTGCTTAAATTTATCGCTCAACTCTATCATCATCCCGCTCGTCATCGGGCTGCACCTTTGAGAGGTTACGAACCCGGTTTGCGTTATAGGGTACTTTTGGGCAGTCCTTTCAACTTCGTCAAGAAGAATCTTCAAAAACGAGTCCACGGAGACTATTTTATCACGCCTGTTACGAAATATAGCAGATGCTATCGACCTATACATGCCCCTCATGTATTCATGATACTGCACTTCAGCATCCCTCCATGCTACGGTCGGTTTTATCTCATAAATAATTGTATCTTTGCTTAACCGACCTGAAGCCATCTGCTTCGTGTAATATACTCTGAACGACTTGAACGCGTCTGCCACGAAGTCCAGCACATGCAGTGTTTTATCGCTGTCTGGAATTTTAATTTGCTTAAGCTTTTCCTCATTTATTATGATGCCATCTTGGGCGCGATTGACCTTCCCATATAAGTTTTTATCATACCACATGTCTGTCGCGTTGGGACCAGACGTGGGATAGGCTGTAGCTCTGTAATAATTCCTCTGATAAAACATCGCTCCTGCAGTGAGCTTGTTTTCTCCTCGTGGAATTTTTGCCATTATAAAACCCTCTAATCTTGTCGTTGCTCATCGAGGGAAACTAGATTCTTAGCAGAAAAGCTAGTTGAAAACCCATCAACACCCAGGCTGTTCTCGACCTCTATCACAACGTAATATCCACCAATAAGTAGTCTAGATAAAATATCTCCCCGAATTGCTGTAGCTCCAGAGCCAACAGTAATCGGATTCAAAAATACCAAGTCTCCACTTAGGAACAAATTGTTGCCAACAAGTTCCACGTCAGCATCATAAGGCTCCCTCAAATTCTCGAACCCCATCTCATCATTTCTCGTCAAATGGTGCTCGGCTACGCCCGGGAAGTCGGTTCTTTTAAATTTAATATTCTTAACTAGTCCACGGTTCCTGCCAATTTCAAGATGGTATATTCCCTGCGCATGATCGGCTTTTCGATCCGGGGGGAAAGTAAACCTGTTTGCCTGCTTGCATATGCCGTATAGATAATAATAATACTCAACCTCATCTACTGGCTTGCGAGCCGTATCCTTCTGAAAATCGACTCCTGTGCCAAAATTTTCTTTGATGTGGCTGACATTATATCTGACGCCTTTCTTAACTCGTTCTTCCGGCGGATCGTCTGTTGGTGCCGGGACACAAAACAAAGAAAATCCCGGGGTGATTCGATTTCTCTTCCCCACATCACCAAAACAGCTTGCCCCGATGGCAGGACCAAGAAGGTTTTTAATAAAAGACTCTAAGAACTGTCTCAAACTAAGTTCGTCAAGCCCCTTGTCAACCACTTCTTTAAAATACCAAATATTAAATAGCTCAACCGATATCGGCACATCAGCTAAATTTACTACTTCAAGTTTGGGAACTTGTTCCCCCATGTAATTTTCCAAAACGAAAGGATTGAAATAAGCAATCGGTCCACAGAGAATTTTTATATTTTTAAATATCTCACTGTTCTTATACGCAGGGTTTGACCCCTGCTTCAGCACTTCACATGCAGAATCAATAATATCGCCCGCAAATGTATACTCTAGCTTAACACAGTCTCCAGCAAACGTTGGGATCTTTTCTTCCTTTTCCTTCTTCGCTTCGTCAGCGGGGTCTTCCGCATCCGGGTCTTGCCGATCAAAGCCCCCCTGATCTACCTCTCCTACGGTACCCTCCGTACAAAGCACATCGTCGAAGCCTTCGCGTTGTTGCCTTTCCACTTCAGCCTGAGACCCGTCCTTCGTCAGCTTCAGTTGTTTCCACTCTGGGTTCTGAGGATCGTCACCAGAGCGCCACTGGAACATGCCTAGCGCCTTCGGCTTAACATTGATGCTCCGAATCATGCGTCTGTTGTCTAGGATGTCCATGAGCTTATTGTGGGACTCTGCCCTGAGACGGGTTGCGACCGTGTCTCGCACTTCTTTTCTCTCTTCCTCGCTCAACTCGTCATCCTTGCCGTCCTTTGCCTTTTTTACTGCCTCATCCTTCGCGTCCTGTCTTCGCTTGGCATCAATATAAAATAAATTTGTAGCAGATGTGTCAAACTGTCCCTCTATCGCAGCCAACAAATCTATCTTCAGTTCCACAGTTCCATCAGGCTTAAAATCTAACGTATGTTTGTTCAGCCAGAGCCAAAAAGACTCTTGAGTATTTTTGATCGCTTTAATTTGGGTGTCTGTGAAATTAAGTTGCTTCTTAGTTTTGGCATTCGGTACAGCCCAGCCAGCAACGCATCGAATTTGAAAATACTTGGGCTCATAAATATATGATCCGTGAATTTTCCTGCCGTGCGAGTCTTTTACCTGTTCCTTTAATTTTTTCGGCGGTATAATAAGGTCCAAAAAGCTTGGCGGGTTTATATTTACGTCCCCGGCGCGGGCATTCTGAGTTGCAATCAGGTCTTCCAGCGACTGAAAGTGTAAAGTCAACTCCGACACAAACCTTCTTCCCTTGTCGCCCGGACTAGTTGATTTGTCTGTCCACTTAAAGTTCTTCACCCCAACCCCGGCGCCACGACCAACTCCAGAAGACGTTATTCTCCCTATGGTCATCTCGTCATAATGTGTGTTGAAGTGAAATTCATACTCAGCAACTGGCTTGTGAGAGTCGGTACCGGCTGCCCCTTGGGTTGCCCCTTTAAGACCGTAGAGCACCTTAAATATTCTGATTGTCGGAACTAGTGCCGAAATTTGTTCGTTAGAAAGTGTTAAAATTGCGTCGGCAAAGTCCCTCCTCTTAATTAAGTTCTGCACTGCTAACGGACTTTTAAGATCCCCACCGGGCTCAATTGGTATTATGTGCTCAAAATGTTTCGTGCCAGGTTTCTCGCGACCGAGTTTTTTGTGCAACTGTCCTATCGATGGATTCCCCATGGTCCTCATAAGGAAGCACTGCATAGAAAGGGCGTTTGCATCGAATGCTTCTTCTGGGCTAGCAACATCCTCTGCCGTAACACTGGCTAGCTGATCTAAGCCCTGTGCTACAGTAGTTTCGCGAGCAGTTGCCAGTAGACTCTTGGCATGCTCAGACTGTAGCATTGCTGCAATATACTCTTCCTCGCCGCAGCCAACTGGTAGTCCCGCTTCTTCGCAAAGCTTGTCTGTTTCTTCTGTTTTTTCTCCGTCCTTGAGAGAAGCTTCCCACTTTGATCTGTACTCTTTGTCCAGTTTGTCTTTTACATGCGCTTCTCTAGAGTCCTTAGTCTCGGGTCCGTCTAGCTCCTCTCGCTCATCCGCAATTACTTCTGCCCATGGTCCGGACAAAGTTTCACTTGCCGTACCCCTGTAGAACATGATGCATTCATTAACGGGGGTGACAATGCGTTGCCCTCTGTTGCGGTTACCTCCGGCGATGCGGGTGTTTTCCTTCACTGTGCGCTGAAACATGCGCGTAACATCATGTAGCTTTGGCAAAAACGGTCTTTTAATGGCGCCTGCGTCTGCGTTAGGGAAAAATTCTCCGGGCTTTTCGTTCATTGCCATGGACGCGCCGACGAGCGCCGCACGTTTAAACCAGCCCGCACCGATGTGTCGCTGATTCCAGGTGTTGCCATCATGGGCAACACCCATTGCTACTGGGTTGCTTGTTGTAGAACTGGGGTCGGCAGGGTATGCAACTCTTACAAGAAAGTCGGTCTCTCCACGAGGGATCTGTGCGGCATTCATTACGGCGCCTTGCTGTGCCCAAAAACCATCCGTTTTCCAAGAGGAGGGAATATCATTTCCCCACCAAATTGTAACCATGTACCTGCATGCCAAGCGAGTGTCGCCATAATTCGCCAAAACGTTCCACTCTCTTTCGCCAAAATGGAGCGGGCTCTTGCCGCCTTGGTCCGGAACGCCGGTAGTGGTACCGGGAGCGTGTCGCCCGCCAGCACTCCAGGCAGTGCCCTCTGCCCACTTGCCACTCTTGTAAGTTATCTTACCCATTAAACCCTCATGTAATTCAGCACAGTATCAAGCGGCATGGGAATCTCGACAACGTCGCCAATTTTAACGTGGGATTCTGTAGGCTTACGATTAAACCAAGCTATGACCCACCAGTACTCGGATGCCCCATAGTGCTTATAGGCTAATTTGTAATACCTGTCGCCAACTTGCCATACGTGCCCGATGATATCCAAGGTACCGCGTTCTTTAGCAGTTGGGTGCCTTAATTTCTGTGTTGCAAATTGGTCAACATGCTGTAAGCCTCTCTCGTCCAAGACCTCCTTGTGCTGCTTTGTTGCATTTCGAAAAACTTTTTTATTTGCGTAACGTGACATATATTACTCCAGAATCCCGCTCCCAGGATCAGTGTCATCCTCGATGCCATCTATACTCCCGGGAGGCGAGCCCGATCTGCTAGGGCTGTCTGGTCCTATAACAGAGTGCCCTGCGGGACCGTTAGGAAATGGAAGAGCCTCGGTGCCGCTCGGAGACTTCACACCATATGGGAACTCTGGTGCCGAAACCTCTTTGCCCTGTGGGGCAACCTCTTCCCCGCCAGGACCGGGAGTGCCAGAAGGCTCGAAACCTTTTCCAAATTCTCCCGAAGTCGTCCAGCCAGTCAGGTGCTCGTGCAGTACTGTCAATTCAGTACTGAAGCTTACAGTCTTTGGAACCAGTTTGCCACCTGCCGAATCCCAGAACAACCCCACATCCAATGCTGGCTGATATGAGGTGCCGTTTAGTGCACAAATTAAACCGCCGTTGCCACCGCCCCGCCTAGAGCCAATCCAGTTGACAAACTCAACCCGGATAAGGGGTGGGGCTGCAATCATAGCCGCGCCGCCATGACCCTTCTCATATGTTGGGTATAAAAGCTGAATAAATTTTTGAGCCTCGTTCATGTTCGCCTCAGCCTCGTGTTGAGATGCCGCAACTGTATCCCAAGCTAAGCTAATTGTTCTTTGGGTGTTCTGGAACGTCATCATTGGGTCCATGCGACCAAACAAGTTTTCCGAATTCCAATTCGAAGAATAGTTGTCCGAGAAATCTGTTATCCAGGCAAGGAACCGCGCCGATTTCTTCGTGGCTATGTGTGTAAAAATTATTTCTACCTTATCCGACATAATTTAATTCCTTAACGTGTCTTGCCCCTGGTGTACATGCCGTCGTCACGGCACGAGTCCTGGGCAATTCCCTCAACCCAAGATTGTACCGCGCTTCTTGCCTTTCTATCAACTGTTTCGTCGCCAATCTTTATAACTAGATCCTTTCTCGCCATTTCTTTATAAAGCTGCGAACGTTTCTGCCCCTCTGCTGCTAAGTTTTCAACCGCCTTGGCTAGGGAATCAACTTGTATACTTAACTTCTGCGTTGCCCCGCCGCCCGCTGCAGCAGTGCTGGCTGCGGCTTCTGCTACACCAGTGAATGCTGTAGCTAGGGCGACCGTCTTGACCGCAGGAATAGCATCTATCGCCTCGGCAACTTCTGCGAACGTAGTGCCAATGATAGATAGACCCGCTGCATTGTCTACCAGCCCAAGCATTGCCTCAAACAACCATGTCAAGGGTATAACAACTAGTGCGACAGCGAGTGCCATTATCATGAACGCAGCAGTAAGGGCAGCAATTCCTGCCACAGTAACTGGGATTGCGGGGAGCATCAGCATCATCATTCCCATCACCCCCATCAGTGAGAGGGCGAGTATCCCCATCGCCATGGCGACAGACATAATCTTCCCTGCATCCATTTCGGCAAAAGCCTTAACAAATTGTGCCATACCCAGTGCTGCGATTGCTACACCAACCCCCATAAGCAGGAACGCACCACCAAGAGCCCAGATTATTGGCACTAGAGTAGCGCCCATGATCGCAGCTGCGAGCAATATGGGCATAATCATCATAAATGTGTACGCCAAGCCCAACATCGTAGCGCCGAAGATGGCAAGCGCAAGAGAGATGGCGAGGATCTGACCCGGGTCCATCCCGGCAAAAGCCTTAACGAACACCGACATACCCAGTGCAGCAATCGCTACAGCTGCACCCATGAGCAGGAACGCGAAGCCAATAGCTATAATTAATCCAGCAGCAGCAATGCCAATGCCAGAATATACCAAGAGTCCGAACACTACCAACATGGCAACCATCGTAGCGCCGAAGACAAGGAGCGCGACTGAGATAGCGAGAATCTGACCCGCGTCGAAACCGGCAAATGATTCCACAAGCATGGAAACGCCCCAAGCAGCGAGAGCAACCGCACCGCCTATCATCAAAAACGCAGCGCCGACAGCCAAGATAACGGGAACTGCCGACTGAGCCCTGGATGACACGCTTTCCATACCGTCGCCTATCGATCTGATCGCGTCCTCGGCGCCCTCTCCCGCCTCTGAGAGCAGTTTGTCGACCGATTCGGCTAGTGTGTCAACAACCGGCTTGACAGCCTCTGAGAGACCTTCTCCGAACGCCTTGCCCACATCCTTAGACCAGCCCACTAGCCACTTCTTCAGGAGGAAGAGCATGAGCTTGAGGGCTAGCAACCCAACAACCCAGCTGGCGAGGAAGGCTACAAGCAATTGTCCATCGGATAGTTTCAAGAGCCAGTCTGCGAAAGATTTGAGCAAATTAAGAACCGGTGTGATCACTGGCTCCAGCGTGCCCCAGGCTTTCTGATATACCTGCTTCCATTTCTCTGCTACGCTGATCCCGGCGGTGATCATATCATTATAATCTTTAGCGTTTGCCTGGGCTCGCTCAGCCTCTCTTTGCTGATAATCGAACTCTTCTAGTGTCGTGCCAAACAGATTGCCTGCTTCGTTGAGATCGCTAATCCCTGCGGCTGAAGCATATGCTTGTCTTTCGAACTCACCCATGGTCGCCCAGGATTTACCAGACGCCTCCATAGTCCCAATCAACATCCTGATTTGCTCATCGTAGCTTGCATTAAGGAAATCGATACTGTTTAAGAACGGACCGCCTAGCATCGCGTTTAATCGACCCGCAGCAGACGCTGCACCATCCCATGTTTTATATTGCGAGACCATACCCAGGAGCGCTCCGACCTCCACTCCTGTTGCCTTTGCTGCTGCCATGACTTTCTTGAACGCATCGGGCGCGTCTTTTCCGAAACGTGCTATGTGGGGCATTGATGCTTCAAATGTCTGCACCATCTTTCCTACCGGCAAGTCAAGTTGCTTAGCTGCCATGGCAACACTCTTAACTGCGCTAATTGCGCCAGCTTCGCTATGACCCATGGAGCGCGTTAACGAATTGACTAAACTAACCGTCGTCTCGGCACTAACACCAAGTGCCTGCAGTTCATTCCCCAAGCCGATGAGCGTGGCACGCATTGTCGCGCCCATACGGTTAAAGTTAGCCATGCCCCCCATGAGAGCCAGCAGAGACTCCCCAGATTCTTTTGCGGTAGCGCCGTAAATTCGGGTATTTTGGGTTACTTCCCAAATCTCTTTATTGAATTTTCCGCCAGCACCAGCTGCAGCATTAAACGCCGGGAGCGCCGACTCCAGTTCAAGAACAACAGCAGTAATGCCTTCAACGACCATGTCGAAGGCAGACCCCGCTATGTTAACCGAGTTTAAAAGATCGTCAAATTGAACTACACCCAGATATGCAGCATTAGCAAAGTCACCTGTGTTCTGTGAAAGCTCAACTATGTTTCCTAGAAGAGAATCGCTTTTATCATCAACAAGGGAGAAGAAGCTTCCAATCTCCTTCATCTTACCGCCGATTTGGGTCTGAAGTTCTAGAGATTTCTCTTGAGCGTCGTAGCTCTTCATCAAAAGCTGGTAACTTAAGAGTTCTTGCTGGTATTTGTCTTCTTCTAGATCGCCCTTGTCGCGGGCGGTCTTCATCATCTTAAAGTGAGCCTCAGCTTCGGCTCTCTGAAGCTTGAGTTTAGTATCCGCGAGCTTTACTTCTTCATTGACAAGATCAATTAGTTTTTTGTGTTTGCCCAGGTGGGCTTCGGTTGCTTTAACTGCGGCTTCCTGGGCGTCAACCGCATCCCGCATGCGCTTCGCGTACTGTTCCGCGTCCTCGTTGAGCCTCTGCCACTCCTCGCTCGTTATGCCTGGGTTTTTTGGATCGGTCACCGGTTACTGCCCCTACTTAATGGGCCACTTTAGCCCAGTTTCTTTTTCGAATCCCTGCACTGCAGATTCTAAGCGATGCCTGCTGGAGAGAGTTCTTGGGTCGTCTAGACCATAACGTAGGTAGGCATCCATATACCTTTTTTCACCGCCAATCGCACCCACAAAAGAATCGATTTCACTTTTGCGTCCGCGAACTTTAATTGTCTGACCATATCCCTTTCCGAACATCCTGTTCAGAATATGTTTTATGACCGTTCCAAACCTTCGGAGAAGTACCTCATCTAGCTCTCCCCTGCGTGCCACTCCCAAGTCAAGCACTAACGGCTGCAGGCTATCTTCTTGCAGGTTTTCCATATAAGTTCCTCCAGACGGACCTCGTCTTAATAATTAGTAAATAAAAAAAGAAAAGGTCAGTGATGTCACCGACCTTTTCAATCAATACTTAAATATGTTTGTCCTATCTACGTTTAGATTTGGATTTAGCCTTTCGTGATGCGGCATCATGAGCTTCTTTCTCTTTCTTAAACTGATCGGACAAGCGCTGCATGAACCACCTTCTAAGCTTAACGGGTAAATTATATGCCTCTATAAAACTCCAGCCACCGTGATATTTAAGTAGAAAAAATTGTTCATACACATTAGCCATGTACTCGTCGCTTAGGCCAAAAGAATTCCGCTGTAAACGGAACCTCCGTATCTGCCTCATAAGAGCACGCCTGGCATGTGAAGGTTTGGATTAAATCTAAGTTTGGAATTGCCTTGCGGTAGGCGGTTCTCAAAAAATGCGAGTCCAACGTTGGCATGCTGTTGATGAACTGATTAATGTGAGATCTATCTTCGGAACCATTAACCGAAACGATAAATTGCTTAAGCTGATCCGTTAATAATGATTCCGGAAGCTTCTTTCTACGCTTGTTTTCTGTCATTTGCGACAAGTGTAATTCGTCTTTGCTGGTAAGCGGTCGAAACTCAACTTGAACGCCCGACTTAGGCACAGTAACTAAGAAAGTGTTGTTCGTAGTTCTGGTTATCTCATCCGTCTCGGCGGCATCAAGCACCCCGACCTCATCCAAATCAAAAGATTGGTCTGAAACTTCCATGCAAGCGGGACATGTAATTTTTGCCTCATATTCTGAGCCATAGCCAGTAATACGAGCAGCCACAATTATAGCATTCTTGTCGCCAATTATTAGGTCCTCTACTTTGACCTTTTTGTCAACAAGTACATTTTGAATAAACCGATCAACGGCTATCCCCTTCTTTAAAAGGGTCTTTGAGGCTAAAATATCCTCATCCTTGGCGGTCATGTATCTGATCTCAACAGTTTCCTGACCGTGAAGGGGGTGTGACTCTGGATATAGCTCCCCTTTTGTTGGCAGTTCCACAAATTCAGTCGGGGTGACGAATTGTAAAGGAGCCTGTTCGGCTGTTCCCGTGAGCGCCTCCACGGGAGGTGTTTGATCCGGCACTGCACCAGTGCGGTCTTCATTATTTCTTGGCATTAATTACCTCTCTTCCTTTCAAGGTATGTAAAGAGTATAGCAGGCTTTGTTTAAATTTTAAAATAATTTATTTATCGCTGAACAGGGTTGTAGCTAGCCCAATCGAACCGAAGAGTCAGGGTGACATCAATCAGGTCGTCGCCAGAATAATCAAAATCACCAAACTTTACCGCTTGAACCCAGCAGTTCTGGAGTGCCCACTCGTCCGCGACGTTGCCATCACCATCGAGTGCCCTAATTACAACACCATTGATACCAAACTCGGTTGCCTTTTTCTTAGAAACGATTGCCTGCTTGGCATCTTCAAAGGTGTTCGGCTCATTCCAGCCCATTCCCTCGCTCGATCCTGCGCCTAGTGCTTCCCACATAATATTAGAAGCATTTGGACTAACTGGATCAACAAGGGTTACATCGAGAGTCTCCCACTCTACAACACCGGGGAAATAAAACTTATGGCTAAGGAATCTATGCTCTGCCTCTGTTACACTGAAACTTGGTCGACCAGAAGTCTTAACCAAGTAAGAAACTGTCTGTCCCGTCTGACCCAAATTCATCTCAAGTATAAATCTATTTTGACGCTTTGGTACTAAACTCCTATCTGCCCAATATGTATCTGCCATCTCTATTTATCTCCCTGTTGTAAATAGTGAGGGGAGGAAAAACCACCCCTCAGTTTTAGTCCTCAAATGACGCTCCACTATCCGTGATTACAAAATCAATCGCGATAAATTCAATCGCCCTAGCAGGCTTAAGCAAAATCTTTGCATACATGATATTTCTATCAATCAGATCCGGAGTCGTAGTAGTCTCATCTAGCACCACCTTGAAGTCGGCAAGACCAAGCCTTGCTCGGACACTTCTTAAGAAGGGCTCAACCTCACCGTGGAACCTGTTCCATGTTGACGAAACATTTTGGTCAAACAACAGCCTTGAGGCAATAAACGAGATCCTCTTCTTGACAAAGATCATAAGCCGTCGAACGTTAACTCTGTCCAGGGCTGACCTAGTGACCTGTAGAGTCTTCTGTCCAAAGATCACGATACCTTCCGCCGGGAAGCTAGCAATCGGGTTAATGTTTGCGCTGTACAACTGGTCTCTGTCCTTAGAGGTTAGTCGTTGGCGCACTCCGATGACCGGAATTCCCGCTGCACCTTCGGTTAAGCCACCCCGGGTGAAGCCTGCGGGGGCAAACCATGGCTCAGCGCGGCGATCAACACTTGAGAAAGTGCCGATAGCTGCCACCGAGGGCGGTGCCCACAGAGACGCGTCACTTAGAGTATCCTTAATGCGTACCCATGGGAAGTAGGCGCAACCATAGCTACTGTTAATTCCTCTATCCCGCAGTGCGGAAATAGTGTCAGACACAGCAGTAGAAGCATGCCTTGATTCCTCGGTATTTGCGTTCTCGTGACTCGGCACATAGCCGCTAGCGAGGTCGATGACCGCAAGAGAGTCTGCTCGGTCCTCACAGATGTTAATTAAGTGAGAAGTCAAAGCAGCATTCGTTAATCCGGGCATCGATGCCAAGTTCATCTCGACTACCTCTGGGTCAGCGATAGAATCCATCGCCCTCTTCACAGAGTTATAAGCATAGTTGTTGAACTGGGTCTTACCCGAGAGAAGGGAGTTCCGGAAGGGCTCCTTCTCCTTGATATCCAAGCCATCATGACCGCCGAAGAAAGGAGCAGTGAACCTATCAAATCCGTTATCCAGAATCTTGGTATATCCGCCCGAGACCGCCGTAAAAGAGTGACCCGCTGCACGGGAACCACTGGAGTATGCGGCGTTTCTAGCATTTAGAGGCTTAACATCGTCGAGCGTGAAGATCCACGAATGTTCAGTCCTCGCTCCAGCTGCGAAGGAATCGATTCCATCCGGCTTAGAGCGGACAATGTCCCTGACACTGTCTTCAAACCTAGTGCTCGTAGCAGATTTGCCATACTGAGCGCCGAAGTAAGCTTCCTTGGGATTTGACATCCCGCCATCAGAGGCTGAAATTCTCAAAGGCAGCGTGGGATAGTTAAAGACCCCAGCCCATGCGTGGGCGGTCTCGCCAGTCGTTGTTACGACGAACTGACCAAAGCCGTGCCCGCCTGCAATTTGATAAGAGCCAGTTTCCGGTCCAATTAATCCCGCCTTCTGTGCGAAAGCGTTTGTCGGGCGACTCGTGGTTGAGCCGCTCGTCACGGTAAAGGACTTGAACTTCAAAGGTCCGTATACACCAAATGGCAGGAACCTAGCATCGGTGGCACCGTTGTCCACCTCTTGATTCATCTCTACCCTTATAAATCTGGACTTGTTATCATAAGCACCTAGTTCACGGTATCTCCGCTCGCCGTCGTCCCAGATTCTGCGAATATCTCCAATCTTCTTAGCCAAGTAGTTTGGAGAATGCGGGTTCAAGTCGCAATTGCTGAACTTTTCAACAACCACAACTGCGTTATCGGAGTCCTTAATGTCTCTCAGGACCACGTCGAACGTACCATATGGATCCGCGTCAGTCGTGGCGGCAGCGATGTTTTCGATAGACACCTTGAGGTTGTTTTGCACCCACTCACCGTGCTGCAAGCCGTGAAACTTGAAGAGCTTTGTGGTATAGGTAGCATTATCCGCATCAGGTGTGAAGCTGTTTGCGCTACCAGAGGTGACTATGCCCAAATCTTGTGAAATAAACCAACCGGTCTGGGAGTCAATTAGAGACTCTCTCTGGTACAGCTTGCCCTTGAGGTCTGCCCAATAGCTCGTGCCATCTCCCAGACCCATAATACATCCATGAATCGTGTCCGATCCACCACCTAGACCACTGGTGTCCGCAATTGCTCGCTCGAACGTTTCTCCGAGCCAAAGCTCCTCTCGGACGCCGCTAGGAGTAATCGAAGTATTGCATAGCGTTGGGTTAGTGTTGAACACTTTACGAATATACTTATCAGAAGTCTCTGCGAAGTTGAATGTCACCTTCTTATTAGTTGTACTAGAGGTGACCAGTAGGGTAAACTCTTGATTCGCCCCGGTATTTGCGATAAGTTGAGCGTTTTTGGCTGTAGTGCCGCCACCTCGGGCTGATCCCGAGAGGCTTACGTGCATACCGTTTCTGTCACAATACCAAACTGCAGCCAACATTCCCGTCGGTGCGGCTCCGGAGTTAAACAGCCACAAACCATAAGCTCCACCGGTCGTTCCGGCGAGGTTGCCAGCGGTTGACCAGCCAGCAGCACCATCCGAAGTGGCATCGCGGTGTTGAGAACCAAGAAGCCTAACGACGGTGCAGGGGCTACTATTTCTTAGCCACGCCTGGGCAGCGTACGCTGCGTATGTGGGGGCTAAGCTGTTGCCCTCTCTCCAGATATCGCCTCCGCGACCTCCTGGGACGGGTTCTCCAAAAACGGTTACAAAATCCGAGAAGGAATCAACCTGCACAGGAGCCATGGCGGGACCTCGTGCAAATCTTCCAATTAATACCGGACCTACGCCTAGTGGCTCAGCCGGTAGTTGGGAGTTATCAATCTCGTTAATGAATACGCCGGGGGATACAAATTTAAACTTCTTTACTGACATTCCTCAACACTCCTTATCCGATGAAAATTCTAGTGTTTTCTCGGTGAACTATATTTCTGTTACTAAATAGTCGTTCGAAACCCGAAAGTCCATCTATTATTTATAAAAAGCTCGGACACTGTTAACAGGACTCAAAGGGCTCAGGAGTCAATTGCGGATCTGGTCGCGAGTCCTCGACGCCATCGCGATTCTCATCTATAATAGTTCTGGCTCGTATACGAGTTACGGAGCTGTCTCGGGAAGCGCCCCTGCCGACTCTGCCTCCTGCACTGGAGCCTGCGGCGGTTTCCTCTGGCGGAAGGTCTCCGGGGAAGGTGTCGGCAGCTGCCATTACACGGGTGGACGGATCGTCCCGATAAAAGCCACGCGTAACCCGCTGGCTATCTGGAACAAGATTATCGTTTCTGTCCCCAAGAATCGAACGCTCGCGAGGAGTGCTGACTGTGACTGCACTTTCTCTATAAACTATCATCGGCTTCTCTTCGTTGGGTCCTCCACCAAGCAAGTAGCCAAGTACCTTTATTTCGATGGTTGTTTTATATACCCGAGACTCCTCATCCATGTTTGCAGAATTATTCTCCTGAGAATAGTCTTGCTGAATAAAAGCCTCGTATACATGTCCATCCCTTGTCATCAAGAAATAGTTGAGGGCAGCCCCGGGCTCCGGTCCGACCCTTGTCATGAAGGGGGTTATAAGCTCGTTAATCTGCTGTTGATATTCACACTGAAGGACTATAGAGTATGATACATCAACATAAACAGGCATTGGAATTGTTATTGATTCAAAGATGGGCTTGCTTATTTTTCTCGTTCTAAAATTTACCTGACCATGCCCAACACCGCCGCGAGTTTTCTTGCCGGTATGAGCGTTTGTGTGCCGAGCCGTTACTTCTTGCTTAATCCTTCTGCCGATTGTTATCGATCCTCCCTTGCCGTCCTTGACGGGGGGCACGTTTCCCCAATAAATGCCCTTTTTGCCTGGATCTTTTGCCATTGCCGTTCGCTCAATGGTTAGCAGTGGGAGCTTGAGAATATTATTGATATCCCGTAAGTCCCTATTGTGCTTGGTCTGGAAAGCTCGTTCCGCAGAAACCCACAGGACCGGTGTTCTTACCCACCCTTTGTTCGTTGTAGAGTGCAAATTGAGCCCCTCCACCCAATCCAGCATTGCTGCATCAATTGTCTCTATCGTTGACGGTTTAAGCTCCTTTTCCCTTAAGATACTAGGGTTGCGAAGACCCGTATAATGTTTAGGTGGCATCGAACAGTCCCTCCCGTGCCCTGACGCACTTGGCAGAAATTTCCACCATAGTGTCCGGTTGACCAAATAGTTGCGTAGGCTCAGATAAGGTCATTATTTCGTAAAAAACATCACTGTACAACACAAAATCTCCCTGACGGACATACAGGTCTTGGTCCTCAGTCAGTCTCCTTTTGTGAAAATGTATAACAATCGATGCGTTTTGATCAACGCCTATGTTCTGGTTATATGTTGATGAAAACTCTTCCCACTCAACAAGTGCGTAGACCCTTATTGGAGATAGGAAAGTTTTGTTTATAGCCTCCCCATAAACAGGGTGATAGTTGGTCCTATTGACATCAACAGCATAGTAAAGCACTTGCTGTCCGATGACCCTTTCGATCAACTCATCGTTAACCTGCTTAACAAGGTCCTTTTCCTTCTTCCCTAAAAATAAGGGAGGAGGAGGATTATCTGGTTGGGACCATTTGTTATCGTCTTGTGACATTTAGGACTACCCCACAAAAATGCCCATTGGCATCTTTTGCAATGTTCGGTCAGCGCCCTCAATGAGCTTGGCGTCGTCCTCGATAAGCTCGCTATATCGCATGCTATCCAGCAACTCTTTAAGCTCTTCTCTGAGCTTGTCTTGCTCCTCCTTCCCCTGAGATACCAAGTCTGTGCCGTTCAGCGAAACCTCGCTTCCTGGGATCGGGATCGATCCAAATTTGCTGCGCACGTACCCAAGCATCTCCTTAGTTAGCGCTAGGGCAAATCTTCTTATCCATTGTTTTCCGATACTGTTGATGTTTTGGTATGGTAAGTTCTCAAACGGAAGGGTATTCATATTGTTGATGCCATCGGTGCCAATATCTTTATCAGAGTCATAGTCCCAGGCATCGTCTGGTACAGAAAACTCAATCCAGAACTTGGAAGGGGAAACTTCAACGGGGGTTGGGAACAGTCTTAGCTTATTGTTTTTAATCTCATACGAATAGTGAGAATTCCTAGTATATATGGCATCTTCAAATCCGTAAGCTTGCATCTTATTCTGCCACACCGGAACAATTTCCCACTGGGAATCGTCAGCCCACTGACCATAGTTGTGAAGGTTTCCAACAGCGTTAAGCCCGCCATAATAACCATAAAATCTCCACATAGCATGCGGAGTCTTGTAGTAGACCTTTTTAATTACAATTCTTTTGTTTCCGACCAAGCCATAAAAGTCTGAATCAGTGTCGTTTGCTGACGAAGATACAATCTGCTGTAAGTCGTAATCAGACTGGCTCGCAACTCTATTAAAAGATGCTGAAAAGATTGTGTTATATCCGCCAACGTTTGCTTCTGTTGAAATACCATCGGCAACTCGTCGTGCATATGCAAAATCAAACTTTGGAAATTTTAAGGCGATATTTGATCCGGATAGAGACTCTCCGGTTTTCATCTGACCGTCATGGTCAAACGTGCCGGTTGTGTTTCCCATGACATTGGCTAAAATGTTTTTTGATTGATGCGTGTTAACTAAAAAGGAGTACTCTAAAACCGCCTCTTCATAAGCCGAATATACATTTCCAACGGTCAATTCAATGTCGAGCACATCACCGCCCAACTTTTTGTATGTATACGCAACCTGATCGACGGCACCAGATACAAAATTCGGGTCATAAAGTGTCGAAGACCTGTCGGCGTATACTCCAAAAGGATAGTTTGTCAGAACAATTGCGGTTGCAGCACTACCCGTAGAAGTTAGTGTTATTGTACTAAGAGTAGACGCTGGCGTAAGAGTTGGTCTAGCCATGAGATACAGCCCTCCACTTTAAATAGTTAGCGCTACCTTTAAACGCTGCAGAGATAAATAAAAACCCCATCTTCCGAAGAAGATGGGGTTTTCAAATTACAGTAAACCGTAGTCTACAGTTTTAGACCAAATCAGCCACAATGACCAACCCGTACATATCAGGTCGCACCATCTTCTTGGCGTATCGAGTCATCACGCCCTTGCGGGGCACGAAGTCTTCGATACCGAAGATCGTGGGAGTGACCTGTAGTGGCACGTAAGGCGCATACACGTAACCGCTTTCTAGGAAGCTGTTACCTCTGCGTCCGACGAGGATCACGTTCCGAATAAAATACGGATCGACCCAAACGTCCCACTTCTTGCTCAAGTTGCCCACATTGACAGCACCTACGGTGCCCTTGTTGTCGTCGTGAGTGACCTTTGCTCGGAATCCAGCAGTGAACTCAAGGATGTTCGCAACTTCAGGTGAAACCACGATGAAGTTAGCGCCACCCCGTAGAGTCTTGCGATGGATCTGAGCCGATACGTCGTTAATGGTCTCGACCAAAGTCTCATACCACTCACTAACCGTACCGGTGAAGTCAGGGGTTGCCGTAGTGGCACCGATTTCCTGACCGTCCAGCCTATTAACAAATCGACCAGCAGCGCGTGACCAGTAACGAGTACCAGCCTGTGCTCCCTTAACGAGATCCTCAAGGATTTCGCGATCAATCTCTAGAGCAATTTGCTCAGACAGAATGCTAGTAAGCTCAACCTCGGCATCGAGATTGTGATAAGCATTCAAATCCTGACCAAGCTCCGGAGTCCACTTCGCCTTGAGTTTCTTGGTGATAGCCGTCACGGAGACGCTATCGACCTGAATGTTGATCTCGGCAATGTTGGACTGATTTTCCAGATTCCAGTTGTCCTGTCCAACAACCGCACCAAGTGCATTGCTGGATCCAGCAGCCGGGGTTCCGTCAAACCGGTCAACAGTCGGGACTGCAACGCTCAAAGCAGCATCTGCTGCAGTAGCTAGCGTAGTCGACGTATTGGTACTGGCAGTCGCCTCGGTCACAACATAAATGTGAGTTCTGGTACTACCACTGAACTGCGTCAAACGACGCACAGGTCGACCATCGGTGAAAGTCGGCGTAATCGCCACCAAATCATCCATGTTGACCTTGTCGCCGCCCGAGGTCAAGCTAGAGACCGCTATCTTCGCAACAGCAACCTTCGATCCCGAGAGATCTTGATCATATCTCAAAATCTTATCGAGTTCTCGCCCTTGAGCGCTAGTGTCAACACCACCACCAACGGTAGAGTTGAAGGACGCCTGACCGCCTGCCGTACCAGAAGCAACTAGAACAGTTGCAACGGAAGACAAGGAAGCCGTAGGAGACGCATACGCGTTGTTAAGGTTGTAGAAGCCCTTCTCGGCATTAGCACCACTAAGGTCAACACCGCCGGTCACCTGCTGACCAACAACACCGCCACCATACAGCGATTCATTCGCTGCGGCACCTAGCTTAGCACCATTGTGCTGGAAGTCTAGGAAGAAGATAAGTCCACTGGGTAGACTCATCGGCTGAACTGACACAAGGTCGTTCGCAATCAAACCGCCGAAAACACGACGAACAATGGGGAAAGCGACAGAAGCAAAACCTTCTACGTCACCCGCAGCCATTGTAGAAGCCTCACGGAGAAGCTCGCGAGCCTGATTCTCAAGCAAAGAAGCCATATTCTGGCGATCCTTGTCGTTACCAAGCCCTTCTAGAAGACCAGTCTTTTCCCACTTAGTTAAAAGCGCCTGACCTTCTCTCGAAAGATCACGGTTGACAATGCCTTCTGTTAGTTTTTCTAAAACAGACATTAATTTGTACCTCCTTTATAGTATTTTGTAGTCTATTCCTTGATCCCAGCCAAACGCTTCATGCGCCGTAACTGTGGATCATTGCCAAGTGCCTTAGACTCTCGTCTAGACACAATAAGAGAAGAGTGCTTCGTTACTGCCTCGCTAAGTGATTTCGGTCGTCGTCTCCGCTTGGAGTTCGTACCCACTGCGCTCTGAAGCGTTTCATATATAACTTTCGCCTCTTCCATCGAACCAGCATTCGAAATAGACTCGACAATTTCATCTTTTTGTCGCTCATTCAAGGAGGTGCTATTCAAAATCCGATTCGTATAATGTAATCTTGCATTCATAAGATTTACTTCGTCCAACTTCTCTTTTAAAGTGACGATAGCAGTCTTATATTTTTCATTTTCTTTTTTAAGTTGATTCAGTTGCTCTTCAAGCTCGTCAGAGTCATCCTCATCCGCTCCAGCTTCCTCTTGGATGGCGGGATCTTTCTCTTTTGCAGCAGCAATATCGGCTTGATGCTCTAATTCGGGGTCGGCTTTGTCTGCCCAGCCCGATTTGGTGACAGAATTATGAACTCTGAGTTCTTCCTCTACGATTTCCCCAAGAATGTCAGCGAGATCGGCAGCGTCAAAGTCGATGCCCTCTTCCAGCGCAGCGTTACCGCCGCCAGAGTCCTCTTTGTAAGAGCGCCCAGCTTCTCGCCCTGCAGACTTGCTAGGATCGTTCCTCTTTCTACGCTCTTCCAGTTCCTCTTCGTTCTCTTCGTCTTCTTGAAGTGCCATTTCTGCACCTAATTGTTCTCTGTCCATCATGTCGCTAGCCTCCGCTGGCTCTTCTTCAAATGCAGCCTCAAGCTCCGGGAAGTCTAAAACTATAACTTGCTCTTGATTTTCAATCGGTCCACCCGACCCTTCTGCGCCCTCTTCGGCGGCATAGTTTAAGTGGTCTTCTACCCACTCGGAAGGCTCACCCTCCTCACCCGCGAGGGCGTCTAATTCTCCACCACCAAATTCGTCCTGCTCTCCTAGAAGAGAGTCGACTGCAGACTTAATTTCGTCAGAATATTTCTCAACAACCATTGCCTCTGCATTCTTTAGAGCCGCCTCTTTGAGGGCAGCTGCATCAACAATAGCTTGATCAAGCATAGATGACATATTGAACACTCCTATTCTTCTTTCTATAGAAAGATATTACTTCAGAAATAAATAGTATTGAAAATGCTTAAAAGACTAATAAATTTGTTTATCTAGCAATGCCGATAAAATTACTCGCCACCATGTGAGTTATCAACAAGTACCAACCATTCGTTGCCGGTTGACATTATCATCAGCCCTTCTCCGGAGTTTTGTAGTGTCTTGGTGGATTCGCCGCCAACCGTCTCGCTAGAATTGGGATCAATAGTAATGTTAGAGTTGTTATCCGTGCTGTTGACAATATAATAAATCCTTCCGCCGCAGCCAGCTACAGCAGGCAAGGCTATGGTCATTATACCAGTGCCAGTGCATTGTACGAGAAAGTGCGAATCGTCTAAAGTAATGCCTGTTCCGGTTGATGTAACTTTGAGCGCAACAGAGCCGCTAACTCCGAGCGTGGATGTGGGGCTTGAGGTACCAATTCCAACACTGCCGCCCTGTTCTATCACCATTCTTTCGTTGCTGTCAGTTTTGAATGTTAGATCGTCAGTAGTATAATTGTTGTAGATAATCCACTTTCTTGTGCCGTTCTCATAAAGCTCCAAGCCGGGGTGGCTGTTCGGAGCCCCATCGATCTTGACTCTAGCATCGTCATTAGCAACCTTAACATCGCCTTTTACATGCAATTTGGTAGCGGGGCTCGGAGTTCCAATGCCAACGTTCGACCCCGATATAACTACAGTATTGCTTCCGCCAGCAACTAAACCAATAGCATTGGGGCTGAAATCTATATAGGTGTCGGAATCATCTTCTGCGTATATATCGCCCTTGTTGACACTGCCCGTTGTATATTTGTACGCCATGCAATAACTAGTTCCTAATAAACAAAAAGGCAGCTGCCCGAAGGCAGCTGCCTCAATGTTTTGTTCAAGACGCCTCTATCTTAGAAGACGTACCAAGCATTACCCGCTTTCGAGCCCGAAAGCATTATCAAATCAATAGCGGCATAATCTGCGTCAAGTTTAATTGACTCATTGCCGTCAATCTTTTCGCCCAAGCCGCCAGAGCCAGTGATCGTGATAACATTATCCGAAGCATTGCCCCCAACATTCTTGACCGATATAATCCTGCCCGCATTATTAGACCCAGAGGGCAGTGTAATGGTCACGCTACTAGCGCCCGAGGTCGATCCGGAGATTGCTAGAATTCTAACATTGTCCGAGTCCGTAACGGTATAGCTGCCGCTAACAAAGGCACCGGCTGGACCGCCGCCCTTATTATTAGTGGTAGCCGCCAAAGTAAAGTACTGTGCGCCTCCGAAATCGACTGCCGACTCAGTAAACTTAACACCCTGATCAGCGACAATGTCCAGATGACCATCCTCTGAAGAATAGATGTAAAGAGCACTGTCTCTAAACTGCAGCTTGTTACCACCAGCCACTTTCAGCGCCGAAACATCTCCATCTAGCCGGAAGACCTCAGTAGACGATCCACCGTCATTGACCTTAAAGATCATGTCCTTATCTGAAATAAGACTAGAAATCGTGATGTCATCACTGCTTTCGCTAATTGAAAATTCATTAGCACCAGCACCAACAATCAGATCTCCAAGCACTTCCATGTCAACACCTGCTCTAACATCATTGTTAAAGACAGCTCGACCGGCATCGGACATGTCAAGGGTCAATGCCGTAATTCCCGATCCGCCATCAGAGCCCTTAAAGATAATATCTTTGTCAGAAACTGAGGCTGAAATCACAAAGTCAGTACTGGAGTTGACTAGTCCACCAAACAGAGTTCCGCCATCTTTCAACAAAATGTCAGCCCCGTCTGCGTCCAAACTAATATCACCAGCAACGTCTAGCGTCAATCCTGTTGCCCCAGCAGCAATAGTCGCTCCGGTGTTACCGTCGTGAGTAATGCTAAAGTCGGCACCATCGCCCATTGAGAAAACCGAGGAGTCGGTATTCAACTTAAGATCATTGTTTCCAATCAACGTACCTGCTTCAGACATATCAATTGTCAACGCTGTGACTGCCGATCCACCATCATTACCAACAAAGACAATGTCCTTGTCCTGAACTGAAGATGAAATATGGAAGTGAGTACTGGAGTTGACTAGTCCACCAATTCGCACATCGTTGTCCGAAAAGAGCAGCTTGCCACCATTGGCGTCAAGATTAATGTTCTTCTGGGCATAAAGATACATGTCAGAATTAGTAGGTGTCTCAATCGAGAGTGCCCTTCCATCAATCGTTCCGGAAAGAGAAAACTCTTCAGAGCCAATCTTAAGTGCACCAAACTGAGTGCCACCATCTTTCAGGAAGATATCTCCCCCATCGGCATCGAGGACAATGTCAGCAACAGAATCTAGCGTAATGTCGCCAGAGTTTGAAGACTGTACCGTAACACCAGTGTGCCCGTCAAGAGTCAGAGCAGCAGCAGCGGCATCGACCGTAAGCGCACCAGCAGAAGTCTTCCAAGTCGCTGCGCCTGCCGAGGTGATGTTGACCGGGTTACCAGCAATGGTGGCTCCAGTTGTTCCATCATGTGTAATGGTAAAGTCGGCACCATCGCCCATCTTAATAACTGACGAGTCTGTGTTTAACGACAGATCGTTATTACCAATTAGTGTACCTGCGTCAGACATATCAATTGTAAAGGCAGTGACTGCCGATCCACCATCAGAACCCTTAAAGACAATATCCTTATTGGTTACAGACGATGAAACCACCAAATCGCTACTAGAATTTACCAGACCACCAATGAGCGTGCCGCCATCCTTGAAAAGAATGTCAGCCCCATCAGCGTCAAGAACAATATCAGCAACAGAGTCTAGTGTAATATTACCAGAGTCTGTCGACTGTAGAGTAACGCCCGTATGTCCGTCAATAGTAACTGCTGCAGCGTTTGAGTCGATGGTGACAGCCCCCGTTGAGGTCTCAATCGTCACCGCAGCATCGCCTGCGCTAATGTCATCAGCGGCAGGGGAGCCGCCAGATGACGCCCAGCTTAAAACGGCAGAGCCGTTCGTGCTGAGTACCTGACCGCTAGAGCCGTCAGTAAGGGGAAGGGTATAAACCTTCGTCGCGGACACATTGCCCGCCTTAAACCCCGTATAGAGCGCTCCGTTGTCCTCATCTTCATAGAAACGAAGCTCGGGAGCAGAAGCATCGCCATTTTTAAGCGAT